GAAAAGAAATAATTAATGATGATGACGAAAAAATATTAACAGAAAAAGAAAAAAGGTCAGGTATAAAATTAGTTCTCATAACTGGTTTACAAGATGATACTCAAAAATTTTATAAAACTTTTGAAACTTTATTATTAAGAAAAGGTATTTGTTATGCGGGAGAAAATGAATTTTCTGAAACAGATTTAGCAGTATTAGATTACAAAGATTTTAAAGAATTGATTGTAGAGTATATTGCAAATTTTTTTTATACTTGCTGGATGAAAGTTCTAAACGGGAATTAAAGTTAGTGTTCGGAAGATTAATGAGATTTTGGCAAGGAATGACTATAGAATATTTAGAAAATATACCAATTCCCGAAGTTTATAATTTAATTAATATAGCTGATATAGTAAATAAAGAAGAGGTAAAAGCAAATGGCGGGTAATTTCAATATATCATACATCATACAAATTATAGATAAAATGAGTCCTACACTTACTAAAATTTCAAGTAAATTAAAAAATTTTAGTAATCATATAAAAAACTCAAGTAAAAATTTAAAAAATTTTGGTTCTTTGATGACATCAGTTGGACAAAAAGCAACAAGACTTGGTAGAAGTTTAGCTTTAAGAGTTTCTATTCCTATGACTCTTTTAGGAAGAAGTATTTTAAAAGCTGGTATGGAAATGGAAAATATAAATACAGCTTTTACTGCCATGCTTGGAAGTACTGAAAAAGCAAAAAAAATGATAGAAGAACTTTGGGAAATGTCAACAAAGACAACTTTGTCTTTTAACCAACTTTCAAGAAGTTCCAAACTTTTATTAAATTTTGGTGTTGAAGCTAAAAAAATTACACCACTTTTAAAAATGTTAGGGGATATTTCTGATGGAAATTCACAAAGATTTAATGTATTGTCTTATAATTTAGCACAAGTTGCCTCTCTTGGTAGATTAACAGGTATAGATTTAAAATCACTTAGATTATCAGGATTTACACCATTAAAAATTATTGCAGATGAAACTGGTAAAACAGTAGCAGAACTTGAAAAAATAATGTCTCAAGGTGGAATAACTTTTGAACATGTTGCAAAAGCAATGAAAATTGCAACATCAGAAGGAGGAAGGTTTTTTAATCGTATGGAAATAATGAGTAAAACTACAGAAGGAAGATTAAATGCACTAAAAAAAGAAATTTCCGCACTTGCAATCACATTTGGCGAAGAAGCACTCCCATCACTAAAATCTTTTATAGAAATTTTATTTAAATTGACAAAAAAAATGAAGGGTTTGTCTCCTAAAACTAAAAAAATTATTCTTTATATAATAGCTTTTGGTGTTGTAATTGCTCCATTATTAATAATTTTAGGAAGTTTATTATCAGTATTAGGATTTTTATTTACTTCTTTAGGGGTATTAACGACAATTTTAGCATTAGTTGCAACTGCAATTGTTGCATTACCTGTTTCTTGGTTAGTAGGTGGATTAATAGCATTACTTTTACTTATTAAACCAATAAAAAAGTTTTTTAGTTGGATTTTTAAGAAACTTGGATTAATTAAACAAAAGTCTGCTGAGTCTATGACTAAATTTCCTAATATGAAATTAGAAGATATTAATTCAAGTTACAGACAAACTCTTGATAAATCAATGAATTTAAATTCAAATTCAAAAGTTGATATAGGTGGAATGTTTACTTTTGCGAATGCTCCAAAAGGTTCAGATTTTCAAATGACACCAATGCCAAAAAATTCTAATGCCAATTTGGGCTATAATATGAGTTATGCGAGGTAAAAATGGTTAGACAATCAAAATTATTTAATTTCGGTCAAGTAGTTCAAGGATCTTTTCGTGGTATAAAATTCTTTATTCAAAATGATAGTGGAAAAGATACGGGTAAAAATGTAGCTATACATAGATATCCTAATTCAAGTAAAGTTTTTATTGAAGATTTAGGACAATTAAAAGACTCATTTTCTTTTGTTTGTTGGGTTAAAAATTTAAGGTCTTTTAATGATAGAGATGTGTTAGAAACAGCATTACTTAAAGAAGGAGCTGGAGAATTTATACATCCTTTTTGGGGTTCAAAAAATGTTATAGCTATTAGTCATAATATTATAAATGAATATGGACGTTCTATTTTTACAATAGATTTTAAAGAAACTGATAATGCAGTACTTCCAATTCAAACTGATAAAAATAAGGGTTTTGTTAATTTTGTAAAAAATACTTTAAAATCTTTACAAGAAAGTAAATTTGGACAAGGATTACAAATTGTTAAAAAAGGTATAAATGTTTTTCAAAAAGAAGTTGAAAAAGTTAATGATGGATTAGATTTAATTCTAAGAAGTGCTAATAGTGTTGTTAATACAACAAACGAACTCGCTGATTTACAAAACGAAGTATTTGATGTTTTTAATAATATAAATGTTTTAGTAAAAACTCCATCAGATTTAGCAACAAGATTTACAACAATATTTAATAATATGGAAGTTATAGGTGCAAGCAATGCGGATACCTATAATGCTTTAAAAGATTTATTTGGTTTTGGTAGTGATGATGAAGAATTAATTAATGAATCAACGAGTAATACAATAATTAATGAAAATAATAGAATAACAAATAATTTAATTCGTGTTAATGCTTTATCTATTGCCTATACAACATCTTTAAATATTAAATACGAAAATAACGAACAATTAGAAAATGTGAGAAATACTATTGAGAATGAATACCAAGATTTATTTGGACAACTTGACGAAGATACTTCAAATGAATTGAAATCATTACGAGCTAATGCTAATGCAGTTTTTGATGATTTAGAACAAAATATTCCAAAAATATTCATTGAAAATTTTTTAAATCCTGAAAGTTTACATCAAATAGTTTATAATTATTATGGAAACTTTACTAATTCTGATGATTTTGAAATACAATTTAATAAAATATTAAATTTAAATCCTCAAATAACTAACTATGAATTTGTAGAAGGGGAGGTGAAATTATTAACAAATGAATAATATTATATCAATTTTAGTCAATGGTATTAAATATACTGGTTGGACAGCAAATACAATTTTTAAAAGTTTAGAAACATTGAGTAATAGTTTTAATATTTCTTTAACTCCAAAATTTAAAAGTGATGGTTTTATAGATAATATCCCTATAGATGTTAATGATGAAATACAAGTTCTTATTGACAATGAACTCGTTATAAATGGATTTATTGATTCTCGCAAAACTTCTTATAGTCATAATAAACATTCTATAAATATAACAGGAAGAAGTAGAATCTGTGATTTAGTAGATAGTGATTTAGTAGGAAATTTAAATTTAAATAAAGGTTATAGAGTATCAACTTTAATTCAAAAAATATTAAATAATTTAGGATTAACAAATATAAAAATATTTTTTGTAAATGTTAGTGATGATATTTATGATGAAGATTTTAATTGTGGACGTGGAGAAAATGCATGGAAAGTTCTAAATGATTATTTACAAAAAAAAAGTATTTATGCTATGACAGATGGTAATAGTGATATACTTTTATATAGAGGAAGTTTTGGGAATACTAATAAATCATTATTTCATACTAAAAATAAACCTGAATTGAACAATATTTTAAGTGGAGTAGAAAATAAAAATAATATTGATAGATTTTATTCAATAAAAGTGATAAGTCAATTAGAGGCTAATATTTCAAGTGATAACTTTGAAAATCAAACGGGAACTGCTTTTGATAAAAATATAAGAACTACAAGAAAAAGAGAAATTTTATCAAGAAATAGTTTAACAAGTAAAGAATGTTTAGATTTGGCAAAATTTGAAACTAATATTAGAAAAGCAAAAGGTTTTAGTTATGATTATACTATTTATGGATATAGACAAAGTGAAAATGGTTTATTATGGTCTACAAATTATTTAATTGGAGTTAAAGATGATTATTTTTTTATTGATGATTATTTTTTAATAGAATCAGTTGAATTTACAAAAGATTTAAATGGAGGAAGTATAACTAATTTAACTCTTGTTGATAAAAACTCTTATACTATACTTGAACCAAAAATAGAAAAAAGTACTAACCAATTAATTTTTTAAAATGATTCTTACTGCATTATTAAAACTTATAACAAATTTTGGAAAAGTTTTTCAAGTTTCTTATAATGGAAAAACTAAAAATAATATTAGGAATTTAAATTCTTATGGATTTTGGAGTAGTCCACCAAAAGGAAGTAAAGTTGTTTTAATTAGAGATTTTCATAGAAATTACTATGGAATTGCTTATAAAAATGATAAAATTCCTGAATTAAAAGAAGGTGAAACAATAATAGGTAATTTTAGTTTAGAATCATTTATTAAATTTAGTAAAACTGGAAAAATAAATATTTCTAATGAAAATCAAGATTTATTAACTTCTTTAACAGAACTAAAAACAGTTTTAAAAACATCAACATTTTCAGATAATACAACACCAGTTTTTGGAACTACAACTCAAACAGCTTTAGAAACATTTTTAACTAATTTAGAAAAATTATTGGAGTAAATATGGCAAATTTAGCATTTAAAAAAATAGGTGATAATAAATATCTTGATATTTATGTAGAAAATAAAAGTTTAGCTATTACAAAAGGTTTATGGTCTCAAGTTTTAATGTCTTTATTAAATGATAAAAGAGCAACAAATAGTCAAATTGTTATAAAAAAAGCACAAAGAGGGTGGCTTGGAAATCAAATTATTGGTGATATTCCTAATTATGAAATTGGTTCATGGTTATGGTTAGAAATAGAACAAAATGCTATTACTGAAAATGGACTTAAAAATATTGAGAGATACTCTAAAGATTGCTTAAAATGGTTAGTAGATGATGGTTATTTGCAAGAAACAAAAACAGAAGTTTCTTCTGATACAAATGGTATTGTGTATTTAGATATTATTTTAATAATTAATCAAAATAATATTATTAAAAAAAGATTTAATCTTTGGATTGCTACATTTGAAGATTTATAGTTTGGAATTATTCCAAAATTAAATTTGTTTATTGTATTAAAAATAATTATTTATCAAAATATTATTATAAATAATTATATTGTATAATGGATTTTACAATTCCTACATTAAAAGAAATACAAACAAGGAATATTACAGATTTTATTCTTGCGTATAATACTGGTCGTCCTAATGATGAAAAAATAGACCCATCAATAAGAAATAATCCCGAGGGAGCTTTAGTCTACACTGAAAGTCAACAAGCAAATAGTTTATATAAACTTATTAAATTTGCAGTTAAACAATTATTTTTGGACACCGCAACAGGTTCATTTTTAGATAGATTGGCATCAGCAATTGGTATAACAAGAAATCCAGCGACTTCTTCAATTGGAAATATAACGACTATTGGTACAACAATAACTAATATTCCAATAAATACTAACTTTCTTCGTGGGAGTGGATTACAATATAAAACTATTGCAAATTCAACAATAGTTAATCTATCTTTTTCTGTTTCAAGTATAACAAGAAGTGGGACTATTGTTTCAGTTACAACATCAGGAAATCATGGGTTAAGTCCAACAATGCCATTTACAATTGCTGGTGCAAATGAAACTGATTATAATGGTTCTTGGGAAGTTGAAAGTGTTGTAAGTGATACAGAATTTACATATTTAATTACAACAACCCCAGCAACCCCAGCAACAGGTACTATTTTAATGGATTATGATGGTGTTTTTATAGAACTTGAAAGCATTGATAAAGGTCAAGATGTAAATGCTTTAGGTGGAAGTGAATTAACTTTAGAAACACCAATATCAGGTGTAGAAACTTCTTTTGTACAATTTTCTGAATTAACAGGCGGAACAGATGAAGAAAACGATGAAGATTTTAGAGCAAGAGCAATTTTTAGAAAACAAAATCCGAATGTTGCTTTCAATGTTGCCGAAATAATAAATCAAGCAAAATTAGTAGCTGGTGTTACTCGTGTTTGGGTAGAAGAAATAACACCAGATATAGGACAAGTTACAGTTTATTTCACACGAGATAATGATGATGATCAAATACCTTCCTCAAGTGAAGTTTCTGCAGTAAAAACAAGTATTTTATTAAAAAAATATGCTGTTACTGATAGTGATGATGTAATTGTTTCAGCACCAACTCCAATTTCAGTTCCAATTACATTTTCAAATTTAAGTCCGAATACAACAGAAATGCAAACTGCTATAAGTTTAAGTTTGGATGATTTTTTTAAAACAAAAACTAATATTGGTGAAAATATTTTAAAAACACAAATTGAAAGTATTATTTATCAAACTATTGATGATAGTGGAAATAGTCCAATATTTATTTTAACTGCTCCAGCGGGAGATACAGCAATAAGTACTGGGGAATTAGGAATTTTAGGAACGATAACTTATCCATGATATGAGTTTTTTAAAAACAAGAACAGAAAACCAAATTTTAGATAGTATAACTCAAAGTTTACCGCGTGGAAAATTATTTTTTGCTAAAAATATTGAAGGTTCTAATTTAAGAGATTTATTAAAAGGGTTGATTTATGAAATAGCAAGAATTGAAAATAAAATAAGTAAGGAAGCTTATGAACAATATTTTATAAACGAGGGAAATGGTGGAATGCTAACTGATTGGGAACGTGAGTATGGTATTCCCGATAATTGTTTTAAAGTAGATGGTGTTAGTGAAGAAAACAGAATTAATAATGTTATTATTAAATCAGGTTTAAATGAAGTTGTTACTGAAGATGATTATATTGATTTAGGAAGTTTATTAGGAATAAATTTAAGATTAGAACATATGTCTAATTTTTTGTTTCCTCCTTATGATGTTCCATTTTTTCCAGTAAATGAAACAACTTCAAGATTTGTTTTAATAATTTATGGGGACGATATAGTTGGAGGTTTTCCTCCTTACGATGTCCCGTTTTTACCAGTTGGTTTTTTTTCTATTGTTGAATGCTTATTTAACAAAATTAAACCAGCTAATGCAAAATATTTATATTTAAATAATTAAAGGAAATAGTTATGGCAGGAAAATCAAGTGTTTTTATAGACAACTCAGCTCCAGCGGTTGACGATGATTGGTTAAATCTTAGACAAAATGAGGTTAAAAATTTAATTGAAGCTGGTGGATTAACTTTGAATGATGGGGTATCTAATCAAGAAGTAATAGCAATTTCAAATATTATTTCAAATTTAACCTATTATACCGATAGTGGAATTGCTGATGCATATGTTTTAAGTATTGTTTCTCCAAATGTTTCTCCTGATAGATTAAGAACAGGTATGGTTATTCGTTGGAGAACTTCAAATTCTAATACAGGAGCGAGTACAATAAATGTCGTAGGATTGGGTCTTAAAGATGTTAAAAGACAAGATGGAACAACAGACCCTTTTGTTGGAGAAATTTCAGATTCAAAAGAGAATAAAGCGGTTTATGATGGAACTGTATTTAGATTATTAAATACAAATGTTTATCCAGCATTTTTGGCTTCAATGAGTGGAGATCAAGTTCCAACCAGTACAGTTCTTACAACTGTAGAATTTGATACTGAAGCTTTTGATATCGGAGGATATTTTAATAATGGTACTTATATATTTACGCCATTGGTCGTAGGAAAATATTATGTTACGTGTAATTTACATTTTGTAAGTGATGCAGTATTCTCTGCGGATTTGAATATATCAAAAAATGGTACTGCAGTTAAAAGGATAAGTCAGGCATCGCTCCCTGCAGGACAAATTGGTTTTTCAATTAGTGCAATTTTAGAAATGAATGGAACTACAGATACGATAGAAATTGAAGCACAAATAACTTCTGGAGGAACGATTCGTTTTGAAGCTGATTTTAGTGAATTTTCAGCATTTAAATTATTAGAATAATAAAAAAAAAGGAAAAATATGCCAAATTATAAAGTAGAAAGATTAAAAAGAGCAATTGCAACAATAGCAATATCTACAACAAAAAGTAATGCTATTAATTGTTTAGGCAAAGTATTAGTTGGCTTAATAATGCCATCAGCTTTTACAACATTATCACTTACATTTGAGGGTTCAATTAATGGAACTGATTTTTTCCCTCTTCGTAATTCATCAGGAAATCTTGTTACTGTAACTCCAGTTGTAAGTACATTAATGGGATTAGCCTCCGCGGATTTTCAAATGTTTAGATATTTAAAAATTGTCGCCGCTTCTCAAGCGGCAGAAAGAGAAATAATTTGTATTTTGAGAGGAATGTAAATAATGGAATTAAATTATGGATTTATTGCCGAGTTATTTAAGACAAGCAAAAACACAAGCTTTTGATCCTACAATTAAAGGTGTTTTAAGTGCTATTTGGACTCAAGATGCAATAGATGAATTAACAGATTTAATAACAAATTTAGGAAACATAAATGTTAAACAAACTATTTGGGAAGAAATCACGGCAAAAGGCATTGACAACACAGTCAACCAATTTCAAGGAAAAACGTCTGTTGACACAACGATATGGGATACTTCCCCGTACAATTCTGAAGCTAAAAAAGTCAATGCGGGAGGATCTTATACTGGAGAAGACATTTTTACAGCGAGTGGCACGCATATTAAATCAATAATAGATGCCAACGGAGATTATTTATTATCAGGAATACCAAATCCTGCTCTTTATCCACGATATTCAATAGTTTATGTTAGAAAAGGTACAGCAAAAGAATTTGGAGAAGAAGGAATCCCATCAAGTCAAATTTTAGAGACTATAGAAACATCGTCAATGGTTCGTGATGTAGAAAATGCAGAAGTAAGACCAAAAAATGTTGGTGATAATTTAAACATGGAAACAGGGGGTTTTAAAGATTTCTTTGTTTCAATTGCGATAAAATTAGGAGAAGTTGGAGAAACCGCTTTTAATACAATCAAAAAATCAATTGTTGGGGCAGTTAATGAAAACAAACTTAAAAAAGAAGTGGCAATAGGAACTTGTCTTTTATGGGGTGGGGAATTAAGCATAAATGCAGGGGATAATACCAAATTTGATATTGAGGCTGGTTCTGCTCAATTTGAAGATGATTATACTGACTCTGAAAATCCAACATCAACAATAATCAATTGGGAAAAGCAAATAGGAATTTCCGTTACAAATATATCTATACAGATAGCTACTAATATTTCAGTTAATAGTTCAGGGGTTTTTTTGCAAAATGCAAGCGGGGTTCCAATTGAAGATTTGAAAAAATTCCTCCCTCTTGGTACACTCATTCATGCAAATTTAACAAGCTTATCTGATGCCGTACCAGTTCCTATATGGGGTTCAAGTTTGATGCAGACAATAGGAAACATATACGGGTCGCTTGGTTTTTCCATTAATGAATTTGGAAATGAATACACTGCTAATGGTTCAAATTTAAATATTAATAAATCTGAGGGTATAACGGGTTCTAATGGAATTAATTATGGAATTAATAAAGAAGATCCAAATAGGAAAATTTCTGATGACTTGGAAGCCCTTTACTTCTTTACTTTATATCCAAATACTCCTGTTCCTACATTGGCGTTTACAAATGCTGTACCTAATACACATTATGACCCAAACGGCGATGGAACTCTGGTAGAAATTCCAGAAGGTTTTTTTGCAACGCCTCGGTTTTATCACGAGCCAATATCGGGTATTACAGTAATGCAATATGCACAGTTTGTGTATGACTCGCTAAAAAAAGCGTCTACCTCTTGGGAGCAAGAAGTTTTTTTGAAGGATCCTTTAATAGAAAGATTGCCGTTAAGAACAGTATTGGCAATTCAAAAAAATTGTACAGAGTTAAATAATGCTGATTGTACGAAGTTTATTCAATTAGGGATTCTGGGCGATAAAACTCTAAATATAGTTGATGGATTTTCAGATTTTGCTGAAAATATAGAAGACATAGACACTATGACTTATCAGAGACAAGCAATCAGTTATTATGATTCTGGTGGTGTATTATATTCGGACATTGCAGCAGAATTTAATTTTGAAAGGGATGATATATCTTTTGTAAATGCTGATAGCTCTATTAATACAGCTGGTGGAGATTTTGATAATGATTCTATGATTGCAGGAGATAAAATTATTATCTCAGGTTCAACAAATAATAATGGAATATTCACAATAGTTTCTGTTGCTACAGCAAAAATTATTGTAAGTGAAACAGTAATAGATGAAAGTGCTGGAGATGATATTAAAATTGAAACACCAGGAAAAGGAAATATAACTTTTGTAATTGGTCAAAGAGAATTTGTGTTAAATTGCAAAACTGGAATTGGAAGAAATGGAAGAGCAAGAATTACTTTAAATGAAGGAACTGATGAAAATCCACAAGAGAATTGGGGTTATGCAATAAGAAGTGGCAATGAGATGATTTTGCAACAGTCAGACTCAGAACAAACAAGCGGGTCTTTTTCTAATATGTTCTCGGCTTTAATTCCAAGTGTGGCTACCACGATTGCAAAAGGGTTTTACAATTCAAGAAGATGGACAGATACGAAAAATGTTGATGGAAAGGGTGTCATTTCAACTATATTATCTAAATTAAGAGACATAACACCATACAAATCTGGTTTAGGTGCGAATATCACAATTGACACCGGACCTTCTCCTGATAGTGTAGATTTTACAATTGAAGCTGGAATTGTAAGAGAAATTTATTTACAAAATATCACTGCAAAACAATTATCTATTGATGGAGCAATTATTGTTAATGATTTTGATGAAAAATATAGAGAAATTACAAATTTAAATGAAATAACTAAAGATTCAACTGGAGCTACTTTAAACAATAGATATTTTCAGATATTGTGTGGATTATCATTAAATGCTGATGGTTATCCTGATAGAATAGTAATTAAAGTTCCGAATGGAAGTTATGGAAATGCAGTAAATGCCTTTTATGATACAAAAGGTTTTATGGATACAAGTTTTCCAGCAGAATTCAAATCAGTTTATTTGGCTTTTGCAGGGGTATTCAAATTACAGGGTGGTACTCAAATTTCAAATGAAGCTCTTGCTTTTGGAGTAAATAATATTGATTTGAGAACAAGAGAACCCGGGGCTTCTTCAAGTGGAGCTGGAACCAGTGCAATTACTACTTTTTCTGATGGTGATTTTGCTTTATATAATAATGTAGATAGTACAAAAAGAATGGTTTGGGATTTGTCAAATGTTTCTACAGGACAAACAAGAACTATAACTATGACTGATAGAAATTTGGATTTAGAAAACCCAAGTTTCGCAAGTTTAGAAGTTGGATTGACTGGTTCTCCAGTTCATAGCAACTTTCTTATAGGTTGCACGTCTTTAGGTAAAGCGTGGGATGGCGGAGCTTATTTCGGAGAGACCACAGGGGACAGAGTTGTTTTAGGTGAGTTTGAAGGAAATGCCACGATTGGAGGACACAACTCAACATTAAGCGGTTGGGTTGATTTATATCTCAACCCCTATGGAAATGTATTCACTTCAAATTTGAATGTAGCTTCTTTGACAGCATCTCAAATTGTAGAGACAGATGGTTCAAAATTATTAGTTAGCGTTGCAAAAAATTCTGCATATAATAAAGCTTTTGGTAGTGGCTCTGGTAATGTTGCTGAAGGTGATGCAGTAGTTTTTGATACAGGGAATCAAAGTATAGATGGAATTAAAACATTTACAAGTTTTCCTATTACTCCGTCATCCGCACCAACAACAGACTACCAAGTCGCAAATAAAAAATATGTTGATGACAATACAGGAAATCCTTTTGACCAAGATTTAAATACAACAGATAGTCCAACTTTTAATGGTTTAACCGCATCTTCTGTTAATATAGATGGTGGTACTATAGACGGATTATCTCATCTTGCTATTGGAACAAATTCCCCCGAAACCGCAATAGATATTGTCAACACTATTCCATATATAACATTACACAATAACACTCACGAAGACGCAGACGGTGGGCGTGAAAGCAAATTAATTTTTAAGGGCGAGCAATCTGGCGGGGAAATAAGTACATTAGCGAGAATAGAAGTATCTCACGATGGCACGGGCGATGATGAAAAAGGCAAGATGGTTTTTTATGTTAATGATGGAAACGATGGAAACACCCCTGTAGAAAGAATGCGAATAGATGATGCAGTAGTTATTGAAGCAAGTACATATTTTTATTCATTACAAACATATAATCACGGGGAAACAACACAAAAAGGAAGAGACGTTTATGTCCAATCAAGCGGACGATTTGTATATGATGCCTCTACAGAAGAGGCAAAAGATAATATCGTGCCAATTGAAAACTGGCAAAGAATTTATGATTTAGAACCAAAACAATATCAAGGAAGAAAAAGAATATCTGATATTAGAGAATTAGAAATTGGCGAGAAAGATGATTATACTGATGAGTGTTTTGATGGAATTGCTTTTGGAAATATCGCGGAAACAATTCATTTAATTTTTCCTGAATTAACATTAAATTATAGAGACCCAATTTTTGATGAAAATGGAAATGTTATTGATTTTAAAATAGTTGGATATGATGAAAAAGGTCTAATACACCCGACTATTTTGGCAGTGCAGGATCATAGAAAAATACTTAATGAGTATGATTTAAAATTCATAGATATTAAAAAAAGATTAGACAATTTAGAAAATGTTGCTTAGTATTAAATTTATAAATTAAATAAAAATTTATGTTTAAAAGTAAAAAAGAGAAAATAGAAATAACATTACAAAAAATACAAGATTGTTATAATCATTTGATTCTTTTTGGTTCTCAAAATATTAGAGATGTTTATCTAAATTTTCATTTCGGAAAATTAATGCGAGATGAAATAACACCTAATTACAAAAGTACAATAAAAGCATTAAAATCATTGCGTGATAAACATAATATTATAAAAATTGACAAAATAAAATTAAAAGGATTACCTATAGACAGAGATAACTACTTAAAAGAAGAAGAGAAGTTTTTAAAAACAAAAGTTGAAATTAATCTCACAATGAAAATAAAATTGTCAACGATAAAAAAATTATTTAAAGATAATAAAGATTTTATATGTTCGCCAAACTTTTTTATAAATACCGAATGGCTAATTGATTTTGACGAAAAAGAAAAAAAAGAAAAAGAATAATTATGAAAAAAATAAAGGAATTTGTTTTAACCAAAGATTTTATAATAAAATCATTATGTGGTATTACAGCATCATTATTTTTAATCTTATTGACTTTAGTTTTGTTTATAGTAAATAAAATTTTTAAATGAAAAAAGACATATTCAGAGATAGAAATGGAAAACTTTCAAGTAAACGAATAATAGCTTATATTTATTGTGCTACTTCAATTATATTAATACCTTTTTATATGTTTGGAATTATAGATATACAACTAATAGGAATATTTGCATTAGCTTCAACAGGGCAAGGTTTTGCTTGCAGTCTTGAAAAGAAAATTTAATATTAAATTAGTTTAATAAACTTTCTGATTATGGATTTATTATTAAGAATTTTAGGAGCTGGATTTCTTTATTTTATTATTAAAAATTTCTTTTCATATCTTTTAAATATTAACTCTGATAAAAAACTTGCGGAATTTAAAAGTGAAGCAACTGCAGAAAATATGAAAAATATGATAGAATCAAATAAAAAATCAAATGAAACAGATGAAATTGTTAATAAGTCTCGTAAGTCTATTTTTGATAAGTTCTTGTAGCCCTAAACAAAAACAACCCACAATAATTATTCTTACAAAGGATTGTAGATTTTATAGAATTGTAAAAAGTAAGGATTTACAAGGAAAATTTGAAGAATTAGAAAATATTAAAGCAAATAATATTGATGCCTGTGAAAGATGTCCACAATTTAAAAATTCAATAGAATGTAAAAGAACTTTAAAATTAAGAGATTTAGAAAAAAAACGATTAGAAAATAAATTTTTAAACAAATAGTATCACGACCTTGATACTATTTTCTTTATTTTTAAAATAATCACATAACCATCACATAAGATTTCATTGATTAATAAAGACTTTCAAGATATAATTAAATAAAACTTATTCAAAAAATCACATAAGAAATGATTAAAAAATTATTTAAAATATTATACAATCTTCTTTTTCGCCAAAAACAGACAGAAAAAGAGGTTATTTTAAAAGAGGCTTTTAAATCCAAAATAGCTCTTAAAAATGGTATTGATAATACCACAAATGATTTTGAAATATTAGAATGTATTTATTATACAGATGAAATGTTTAAGGAAGTAGAGGAAATATTAATAACAAAATTAGGTATAAAAAAGGAAGATATTGAGAAAACAAGTTATTATCGTTGCAAAGAATTAAATAAATTAGTTAAAGGTTCTAAAACATCGGATCATATGAAAGGAAAAGCAATAGATTTTTATGTTAAAGGATTTACTCCTCAACAAGTTTGCAAAGCAATAAATGACGATTATTTACAATATAAACAGCTTATTATATATGAAACCAAAAAAATAACTCACATTTCTTTTGATGATTTTTATTTTAATTGTACAAGTGAGTTTTTAACAAAAACAAAAGATGGAGTTTATAAAAAGAATTGACAATATTAAAACTTAATATAATTATTATATCGTAAACTTACATTCTTTATAGCCCTGTTTTCTTCTCCTGCAGGGTTTTTTTATTTTACATAATTCTTTTTTATAATTTCCCAAAGAACATCTTGTCTATATCTCAATTTACAATCCTTAAGTATATATTTTTCATAAAAACTTTTAGGTAGAAGAATACTTACTCTAATCATTTCTTCTTTATAGGATTTTTTTCCTAAAGCTCTACCTATTTTTAGATTACTTTTATTGTTATTGTATTGATTTAAGCTTTCTTTTAAAATTTTATTTTTACTCATATAATCTCCATTATTTCTTTTGATAAATTTAAATAGTCTTTAGCACCATGACATTTTGGACAATATTCAAAAATACTCTTGCCATAGTCTGGTGCTTCCTTTAATTTTACATTTTGTCTAATGTAAGTATCAAATACTTTGATATTATGTTCTTTGTTCTCATTTTTAGTAAAGACTTCTATTAATGCTCTTAAACAATCTTTAGCTTTATTGTTTCCATCGTGAAACGTCCCTAATATACCTAAAATTTTCAAGTTTGGATTTAAGCCATTTTGTATTAAAGAAATTGAGTCTAATATACTGGCTGTTCCATCAAGTCCAAAGGGGGACAATTCAACAGGAATTAAAACATAATTTGAATATGCAAGAGAACTTGCTGATAAAATATTATCCGCAGGAGCATTATCTATAAAAATATAATCATATTTCCATTTCTCTAAATCTTTTAATTTTCTTTTTAAAATTAATTCTCGTTGCTGTTCTGTAGAAACTAAAATATCAAAGTTTTTTAAATCTTGATGAGATGGGATAATTTCTAAGTTATTTTCTCTTAAAAAGATACATTCTTTTAAATAGCATTTATCAAATAAAAAAGCATTTATATTAAATTTGTCGTTATTTGCTCCCAAACTCGTTGACAAATTACATTGCGGATCTAAATCTATAATCAAAACTTTTTTATGTGCATTAGCAATAGCCTTTGCGAGGTTAAGAGTAGTGGTTGTTTTTCCAACTCCTCCTTTTAAGTTTAATACTGATATTATTTTTGTTTTCATTTTACTCCCCATATTTTTGTTAATTTTTCTTTACTATAAGTTTTTAATAAATAATTCAAGCATTTTTGAGCGTTTTCTTTTGTGTTAAAATATACTTGATTAAATGAATTTCCTACACCTAATTCAACACCATTTAAAATTTCAAAAATATTATAACTATATACTATATTATGACAGAAAATATTATCATTATCCCTCCAATCATTATCCTTTCTACTTTCACGTGCCATTTTCTTCATAATATAATCAACTTCTCTTCTATCTCTTTCAAGTTTTGACTTTTCTTTTATTTTTTTACTCATTTTATTTTTTTACATAATTAAATAAATAACATAATAAATTATTATACACTTTATATTTTTATGTGTCAAATATTTTATTACACAATTAAATAAATAGCACAATAAAATATATTGTGTTATTTATTTTAATACACTTTATATTATTTGACTTATTTAATTATTGATTTATTCTTGAATAGAGGCAATTTAGTCTCTGTTTCTAAAAATTGTAAGGATTTTTTAAATAAATTGTCTCAACCTTTGTTTTGATATTTTAATTTTATATCTACAAACTCAAATAAATTCCCAGTTATTGCCTCACGTTTAACTTTTTTTGATTTTTTTATTAATATTGAATTTTTAGAAAGTTTAAATCCATTGATTTGAACATGTGTTATTTCTCTTCCTTTGCAATATTTGATAATTTCATTATAGAAGTTGCTTTTTTCAAGAGTTAATTTTTTAATAGATATTTTATCATTAAAAAACTCAACTTCTTTTTCTATTAATATTTTTTGTTTCTTTTTTGACATATTAACTGCTTTTAACTTCTCTAATTTTTTTATTCATATCACCAATTAAACCAGCTTTATAAATTGCCTCATTATTTTTACTGCATAATCTTTTATTTAAAAATTTCAAAGCGTCATTTACAATTTTTGGATTTTCTAAATAATTATTTATTCTTTCATTTTTTATTCTTATTGTAAAGATATTACGATGTTTTAAAATATATATTGCTTTTTTTAAGTCTCTAATTTTTTGTTCCTTTTGTGTTGAATGTTGCGGTCCATCAATTTCAAAAGAAATAAGATGATATTTAGTTTTAACAAGAATATCTATATAGAAATGATTAAACTCTGGAGCATTGATTTTATACTCAATAACAAAAGGCAATCCTATCTCAATAATTAAATTGCAAATAAATCGTTGTTCTTTAGTTAAAAAACAGCCGTCTCTTATTATGGAGTTGTCAAAAGGATATTTATCATACAAAAGAATTAAATTCTTGTTTTTGAATGCTTTTTGGCATTTTTTGAGAAATTTATTCATATTTTTAGTTTTGAGTGGGAGTAGCTATAGTAAATAGCATCAGTTTTTTTAAATTGCAACATTAATATTCCGATAACCCGTATTAGCTTACGAGTTGACAACATTGTCTTTACTCCCATTTTTTAAAATGGTATTTCGTCATCTATATTTTCATCAATAAATTCATCTTTATTTGAATTTTGTGAATAATCAACATTATCTTTATAAGTTTTGTCTCTTTTTTCAAAACTATTCTGCCAATTTCTTTTTATCCAATAAATTTTACTAATACAAAAATCAATAAAATCTCTTAAAATATCTAATTCACTTGTATTTATTATTAAATCATTTTTTGTTTGTTGTGTTTTTCCATTTTCATCTGTATAACTTTTGACAAAACGAGTCAAATTTAAAGACATTTTCATTTCTTCTTTAGTAGGTTTGTCTTTGTCCTTCCATTTTAGTTTTTTTTCTTCATTTAAGATTTTATGTGCTATATAACAATTTTTTTCAAGTTGTGATGGATTTTGTCTTGGAATTAAATATTTAACAAGAGTTTTTAAATAACATAAATCATCAATTTTGTTTAAACTTAATGATTGATTTTTATATTGCTCTCCTTCGGGTTTGTCTTTACCTAAGAAAACTTTATGTTCAAGTTGATATTTAAACCAAGGTTTTCCGTCTTTACCTTCAGACAACCAAGCACTTAATTTATAATTTGTCCAATAAAATACATTTTTACATTCGCTTTTCTTTTCATCTGCCATTTTATTTACCTTTTTTATTATTAAAATTTTTATTATTTAAACATACTTTTAATTGAACTGTATTATGTTCTAAATTATTAAGTATTTTTTGCAAACTTTCAAGATTATCTTTTGTAATGTCATTAACAATAATCTCTTTTGTATTCATATCTAAAAGTTTAATATCTTTTTGTATTTTGCCAATTAAATCGTTTTTAAAATTTTCTGTATTATCTAAAATAATTTCACTATCATCATCAAGAAGTATAACTTGATTTTTTAATTTGTTTTTTTTGGAAAAATCCTCATTTCCTTTATACAAAATCGCATTAGTTGCCAATTCATCAGCTATTTCATTATATTTATTTCCATTATGGGCTTTTACCCATTGGAATTTAACATTATGAACTTGTCTATGATAATCTAAATCTTCCCATAATTCCTTATTTTTAACAGGTTTTCTGTTAGATGTTTTCCAGCCGTTTAATTTCCAGTTTTTAATCCATTTAGTAATACCATTTTTAACATATTGACTATCGGTATATATTAAAATATCTTTTTTAATTCGTTGAGTATTATTTATAAATTGTAAAGCTTTAATAACTGCCGTTAATTCCATTTTGTTATTAGTGCTTTCTTTTTCATAACCGCTTAAATGATAGTCATCTGATTTTTTTTGTGTTTGTGTATCATTGTAAATAATTATAGCTCCCCAACCGCCTTCCCCGGGGTTTGGGTTACAACCTCCATCTGTGTATATTTCTATGTCTATTTCTTTATTCATTTTCAGTTTGATTGTTTAATTCTTCTAATCCTGCGGTTTTGTTTAGTTTTTTGTTTAAATTAAAAAATTGATTATCAAAATCATCTAATTTTTTTGTTATACTCGCAAAATTTATTTTGCATATATTTCTTATAATTGTTTTTTTCATCATTTCAAATGGCCATTGTTTCCAAGTATAATCTTTCATTGTAGAAATATTTTTTGATTTATTTATTTTTTCAATAGACATAAAATTAGTTTGTTCACAAACTCTTTTTCCTTTTGTATAAGAAATTGTGCAATATGCTCCAATAATTGTATTTATTGTATTATTAAATATATTTACTGGTTTATGACTTATATTTCTCATTCCGTTTACTAATTCTGTACTAAATTCATCTTCTTTTCTAACGAAACCTATATTATCAATATTAAAATCGGGATATTGTTGAGATACTTTATAAACATAACCACGCCAACCAATTTGAAGAGTTGCAGAATAACCCCCTATTTTATGTGTTCTTTTGCCATCTTTTTTTAAATACCAAGGTCTTGGAACCAAATAAGCATGTTCTCTTTTATCAATTGTTAAACCTAAATTTAAACAATCAACTACACTTTGTAATATTTGATTTTTTTTGCATTTTTGTAAATCTTTGCTTTTATAATATGCAGTTGAAACATCTTGAATTATTTTTTGAAATTCTTTACCGCTTTTAAAATATGGATTAAAAAATTTTCTAACATTAACTTTATTAAAATATTGCTTTACTGTATCATTTTCTTCCCAAGTTATTAATTGAACTTTTGTAGGTTCAATTGGTTTTTTTGGTGTCTTAACCTTTAATTTTTCAGCCATTTTTATTATCCTTTTTGTTTTTAATATAATCCATAACTATTTTTCTAACTAAATCAGACATTTTAACGAAATCAGATTTTTCTAAATCATTATTTAAAAAATCTTTAGCATTTTTAGTTACTCGTGTATTTAATTGTTCTGTTAATTTTTCTTTTTTCATAAGTTTATTATATAATATATGTTTAATTTGTCAACAAAATAAACAAAAAATAACTAATTATTAAACCTCAACACCACTTCTTGCACGATTTCCACATTGAATTTAAAATCTTGATTTTCTAAAAACTTTATTGCATTTTTAAACAAAAAATAATCTTTTGAAAATATTTCTTTATTTAAGATAGGAAGTCCATTGCGACAATGCTTGCAATTGGTTTTTTTTAATATATTTACATTGCAATAACAACAAATATCTTTATTTTTTAAAGATATTTTATAAATATTGCTTATGTTAAAATAAGTATATCCTTTCTTTTCCTCAGATGTAGCAAAATTAATTGCTTTTAGATTAAAAAGGTTTTTCATATCCTTTTTTGAGAGTTTTAATATTCTATATTTTTTTGTCATTTTTAATTTTGTTTTTTATAACTTTTAAATCTCTTAACATAACTGGTTCTGCGATATATCTTTTTTGTTCTTGATATACTTTTTTATTTTTATTTTCTACTTTAAAATTAATATAAGCTAAATCATCTATAATATCCTCTATTATTCCGATTTCTTTTGTTAAAGTATAATAAACCTTGTCTCCAACTTTAAAATTTGTTTTCATAATTTATTTAATTTGTTTTTGTGATAAAGTTTTCTTTTTTGTCTATTTATTTTTTGTCTATTTTTTTTACGAAAATTTTTGTCATATTCAGGATTTTCTTTTTTCCAATTTTTGGAATATTCAGGATTTTTTTCTCTCCAAACCTTTCCTGCTCTTAAATTAACTTCTTTCCCATTAGGGGTTTTAGAATATTCTTTAGCGTCTGTTCTGCAACAATCTTTACATTTACTACGATAATTATTTGAGTCATTACGCCAATAAAAATTACTAAAAGGCTGTGATTTCCCTTTGTGAATACATTTTGGATTATTGCATTTTTTCATAACTTCAAAAATTCCTCTAAATTAATTTCTTTGCCATCTATTACACGAATTTTATCAGTATTATATTTTTGTGGAGGATTTTGAGAAGAAGAAATAGAATTAAATTTTTTATAAATAAATGGCTCTCCTCTTCTTTTAAGCTTTTCGGATGTATATTTTTTTAAATAAAATTCATATCCATTAATTATATCCAAACTACAATAAAATTTAATACCCCAACCTTCTATTTTATTTTTGATTTTGTTAAAATCTTCTTGAGATAAAGGAATATCAACTTTTAAATATTTCATACTTTATCCCAATCATTTTTTATACAGAACCAATCAACAATATCAACTTCAAAACTTTCCATAGTTTCATAATTATGTTCTATATCTTTAATACAGCCATTAGGCACCCATTTTATAACTTCAAATTCTTTAACTTCAAATTTTAATAACTTTGCTTTTAAAGTTTTTTTAATTAATTGTGCTTGTATAATCATTTTTTTAACATTCCATATTTTTTCATATCTTTTATAACATCATTTGCCATTTTATTTTCTGAATTAGCTATGCTTCTTACAGAATTATCTGGGTTCATAATAACAGTACATTTTAATATCTTACTATTTATTTTTATTTCCTTATTTTTTGCCCAATTTATCATATTTGGGAAAGGTTCGTGAATAGTAAAATCATATCCACAATTTAAAATTCCTTTTATTAAATCTGTAAAATAACCCCTTCTAATCTTTTTTGACTCAATTAACAAAATTAATATATTATTTTTTAATAAAACTAATAATGATATATTTTTATTAAATTTTTTAGAAGTATATCCTATTTTTTTTGCAAATTCACTATCAATATTTATTTTTTTTAAATCTTTATGAGATAATAAATAATTAAAAGATAGCATAAAAGGTCTATCTTTTATTAATTCTTTTATATTCAGGGATAATTTTTTCCCTTTGTATTTTTTAATTACTGTATTGTATTCCTTTTTTCCTTTATCAGAATTAATCCAGTCTGATACTATACGAAAATTTTTCCATTCAGATTGTTTAAATTTGCTTTTCATTTTAATTTTAATTAATACTTAATTGATAAATGTCTAATTTGTTTTTTTGCAATGGCTTTAACAATTTCCTTAAGCATTTTTTTGTTTAAAGTTTTTTCACAATCTTTTATCCATTTTTCACAATCTTTTTTATTTTTTAAATCAGAAGGTAAAGGTAATACTTCTTCAAGTAAAAGTCCTACACCATTAATTTTGATTAAATCCTCCAAAATCTCATTATTAATCTTAGCTTGATGCTTTGTATTAGCCTCTCTTTTTTTTGCGTCTTCATCTATCTTTTTATTTTCTATATCAACTCGTTCTCTTTCTTTTTTTAATAATTCCTCTCTTTCTTTTTTAAACTTCTCTTCGGATTCACGGATAATTCTTTCTTTATCAATTTTAGCTTGTTTTTCAGTCTCTTTTCTCAAATGTTCTTGTTCTTTGGCTTTATTTTCTGCCTCCTCTTTTTCTTTTTTAACTTTTTCCTCTCGTTTTTTAGCCTCCTCTTCCTTTATTTCAGCCTCTTTTTTTATTGCCTCTTCTCTTTCTTTTGCTTCAATTTCCGCTTGTTTTTTTTCTTCTTCAACTCGTTGTTTTTCTTTTAAAGCTTTTTCTTCCGCCTCTTGTTTGGCTTTTTCTTCTGCTTCCTTTGCGATTTTTTCTTCACGTTCTTTAATTTCTCTTTCCTCTTTATCTTTTCTTAATTTTTCAAGTTCTAATCTTTCTTTTTCAGCTTTTAAAGTATTCTCTTTTTCTGATTTTAAAAATTCAACAACTTCTTTTGCTGTTGTTTCAGCTTTAGTTTTAAATTCTTCCCATTCATATTTTAATAATTTGTCAACTTCTTTTATAAAATTTTCAATTATTTCTGAAGAAAAATTACTATTTATATTTTTCAATCTTTCAATTTCTTGAATTCTTAAATTACAATTATCAATTCTTTCTTTTTCCTTATTTTCCCAATCTGTTAATGGTTTTCTAACTTCCTCCTTAAGAGCATCTAATTCTTCTTTTACTTTTCTCCTTTCTATGTTTACAAGACTTGTTTTTTCTCTCCATTCATCAGTTAAACTTTTTCCAGCCTTATCAAGCATAGTTTTTGCTTTAGTAATCTTATAAGCAAACGAGGCAATTTCCTCTCTTCCTTTTTTTGTTGTCATATCAGCAACAAAGTTTTTTGCTCTTTCTTTTATTTCTTCAATTATTTTATCAACTCCATTTGGAGCAAATATTTCTGTTATAGTCATTTTTTTATCGTTTATTACGATTATTTCATTTGGCATCTTGATTTCCTTTTTGTTTAATAAAATTTTTAAAATATTTTACAGGCAATTTATTACCTATTTCTAATAGCATTTTCCTATCCTCAACTCCGTTGATTATTTCAGTAAGTCCATAATAAACTTGTATTTCTTTTGAAAAAATATCTTCTACTATTAAAATTCCACTGGTTATTTTACTTCCAGTTAGTAATATCTGATGATTTTTTATAGCATTATATTGGTTTGGTGTATTTGATGACCAAAATTCATCTAAAATCTTTTTATTATTTATAATTTTTCCTATATATTGCATTTTTCCTTTTTAATAATTAATAATTAAACAAACATACTAACATCATAATCAATATCTTTGCTTATTTTCGCTTTGCCTCTTGTAGTCTCGTTTGTAGTTTTAAAGTTATTCATAAATCTCAAACCTTTTCCGTGTCTTTTCACGTGTGCAGTAAAATTATCAAAATTATAACCAAAAATCCTTTCTTTAAAGAATATATCAATAAACTTAGCTTCGTTCTTTTTAATAGCTTTTTCTGCGTGTAATTTATCTTCTCTATTTTGTTTATCAATTTTTAACTCATCGCTTAAATTTGGATACTTTTGTTGTAGTTCGGGTGTCATTTCAATAATACCTTTGTTTTCAATACCAAACTTTTTTTGACATTCAATTAAAAATTCTTCCATGTGTTGCGACATTTTTTGTTTGTTTAATTTTGTATCTTTATCATTCTCATAGTTAGGTTTTGGTTCGCTACAATTTTGTAGCCTTTCTTCCCAACGATTTAAAGAACTTATGAAAAGTGTCTTTAAAGTTTCAAAAATAGGATAAATCCAAAGTTTAATATCATACCAACCACAAAGTTTTTCAAAGTTCTTTTGTGTTAAATTTTGGCATAATTCAACAGCACGACCTTTGTAGAAATCATTATCAAAATCTTTTTCATACGGAACTGCACAACCTATTATTCCGTATTTGAAAGAATTATCTATTTTATTTTGTATTACATTTTGATATTGATTTTGATTTATGTATTTAAACATAACTTCTTGATTTTCTTCATCAACTCCCCAATTATTTTGTTTAAATTTGAAAAGATTAGTAGTTTTTGCCTCACAAACTGATTGCTCGTCCTTTTTTGCAAAAATTGGATTACCGAGTCTTTTAATTAAAGTTTCAGAGTTAAATTCATAATCTTTTTTAAGTTTAATAAAAATATCAGGTGTATAACTTGCCAATTTATGAAATTCAGGACATTTTATTAATTCTTGCGGTTGGCAAGTTGCCTCTAAATAATCGCCACATTTAAAATTAATATATTTAGCAACAAACTTTTCCATTTCGTGTCCGAACAAACTTAAACTTTCGGGAAATTTTGAAGGTAGTGCCTTTCCTTTTTTATAATTATAAAGTCCAAAAGGACTCATAAATAATTTATCTTTTATAAATTCATCAGCCGAACCACTCATTGCTTGTCTTATTTCTTCTTCGGTGCATTCGGATTTAATAACTGTTGATATTTCACTTGCACCAACATATTTTAAGCGTTCTTTCAGCCACCTTTCTTTTTGTTCTTCATTTTGCATTTTTATATCCCTCTTTTTTATTTCTAAATAATCTTTCAACAAAGTAAACATTGTTTTTTTTCTTTTCTTCTCTTTCTTCGTTGAATTTTTTTAACCCCTTTTCTTTTCTTTCTAATTCTTCTTTAAGATAATTAGAAAAAATTTCTATTTTTAGTTTTCCCATCGTTTTCCCTTTAGTTATTAATAAATTTATAAATTTAATTATTTTTAATATTGGTACAATCAAATACAATATTTGAATTTTTTTTATTTTCGTTTACAGTTTTATTAAATTGGTTTAAAAGTTTTTTTCTTGCATAATTATCATCTTTTCCATAAATAATTGAAAAAGTTTTTATAGATACATCAAATAAACCACTTGTTAAAGATAATAAAGTTGATAAAAATTCTTCATCTTTTGGTATAGAGTCTATAATTTCTTTAGTTTTTTTTATTATCATTTCTGCTTTTATTTTAATTTTTTTATCCATTTTTCCTTTTAGTTATTAATAAATTATAAATTATTCAAAAGCTTCATCACTACCCGAATGAATGCTGTCGTGATATTCGTCTATACTACAATCATCGCCATAATCTCCGTTTTTACCAAAATTTTCTCTAATACGATTATTTCTTTCTACATTATCTTTATTCCAAGTTGGTTTGTTTTTTTCTCTTAATTTAGCCCCGCAACTTTTATCACAACATAATCCCCAACCTCTTTTTAAATTTCTATTGTCTGCAAAATATTCTTTGCCACAATTATTACAATTTCTTTTAGTAAATCCTTTTTTTTCAGTTTCCATTTTCAACCTCATTAATTTTTATACTCTCAATTTCTTTTAACCTTGATTGCATTAGTTCAAGGTCTTTTTTGTCTTGCCAATAACCTTCACTAAGCCTGCTTTTTTTAAAATCTATTTCTTTCTCAATTTCAGAAATGAAGTCTTTTTTAAATTCATTAGGATTTTGTAAAGACCATTTAAAATTATCGTAATTTTTATAAATATCATTTCTGTCTAACATTTTTGTACCTCATTAATTTTTTTTAATACAAAATTAGGATAAAGACGTATTAAGTTAAGAAATTTTTCTTTAGCTTTATTTTTATTCAAAGCTAATATTTCAAATGTAGTTTCTTTTAAATGTTTATTTTTTTGTAATAAATCTTTACATTTAAATAAATAAATTTTTTTAACTGACATAAGTCCCTATTTTATTAATAAAATCTAAAAATTCTTGTGCTATTTTTTCGGTTGGTAATTCTTTTTCTATCAAAATATTATCTTTTGATTTATCTTTTCCCCAAAGATGCAACCAAAATTGATAATCTGAATAATCATCTAAGCAACCCATATATGAAATGCGAGGATAATCTAAACTTATAATATTAAATCTATGATTTTCCCCTATTATTTTTTCGTGTCCACGTCCTTTTTTTACAAAGAATTTTTTTGTTTTTGGATTATATTCTTTATGAATACTTAAAGCCTCTTTTAAAGTTGGGATTGAAAACTCTGTGTTTGGAATTTTACCTTGTAAGGTTTTACCCGTTCTTATTATTGTATGTGTAAATTTTTTTATCATATTTTTAAAATGTTCGTTTTGCATTTATAATATTAAAACAATAAAAATAAGATGTCAACAAAAAAAGCCCCCAACTTGCAAAACGACCACTTTTTAGGGTGAGCATTAGTTGGGAGCTATGTACTTCATAATACATTTTCATTATATCAAATGGTTTTAAAAAATCAATTATCATTTAATCTCCACCTCTAAAATGGTCGTCATATTGTTGATTTGTTATATTATTGACTAAAGAGTATTCGGGTTCATAATTGAGTATACAATCCCCAGTTCTACCTCTTCTGTTTTTTCTAACCAATAATTCTATTTTATTTTTACAAACATTGTATTTACTTTTCGCAATTTCATAACTTGTTATTTCTTTTCTGTCTTTACTATTTTTATTAAATCTTTTCAAATCATTTTCTAAATAATAAGCTTCTCTAAAGCAAAAGATAATCATATTTGCTATTTGTTCTATTTCTCCACTATCTCTAATATCCATTAAAAATGGGCGTTTATTTTCTCTATTTTCAACACCTCTGTTTAATTGTGATAAAATCAAAATAGGTATATTAAATTCCTTTGCTATTGTTTTTAAGTTATTCATAATTGAACCTAATTCTCGATTTGCATTTTGTTTGTTTTTGCGAAACATTATTTGTAAATAATCAATTACAATAAAATCAATTGTTTTTTCATCTCTTTTGAATTTTTTTAAAGAATTTTTAATACAATTACAATCAATATTTGGTTTATCATTTATTAACAAAAATTTGTTATTAAGAGTTTGTTCGTAAGAAGTAATTATTTTTTCAAAAGTTTCATTATTAATATTTCCTTGTTCTATATCCTCTGAATTTATACGACTACAATTTGCTAATAATTTTGTTGATATTTCACTTGAAGACATTTCAAGACTGAAAAACAAAGTGTTATAATCTTTAATTATTATATTTTTGATTATATTTATTGCTAAAGTAGATTTCCCCATTGCGGGACGACCAGCTAACAAAATTAATTCTCCTCGTTTAAAACCTTTAAATTTTTTATCAAAATCATAAAATCCAGTTTTTATATATCTTTTTGTTTTGTATGTGATATCTTTCATAGAAATTTCTAAATCGTTAATTTCTTTTATGATAAAATTAACTATATGTTGAGTTTTAATCTCAATTCCATTTTCATTTTCAAGTTCAAAAAGTTTTTCATTAGCTATTTTTAACTGCTCTCGTGCGGATACTTTTGTACTTTTTTTGTAAGCGTCTGTGACAATTTCCTCACCAATAAAAACTAATTTTCTTTTTAAAGCTAAATCTTGTATCATCTTTGCATAGTCAACAATATCAACAATTCCTGCACCCATACTCAAAAGAATGGATAAATATTTACTTCCGCCGATTGTTTTTAAAAGGTCATCATGATCAAAAAAAGTTTTTAAAGTAATACTATCGGCAACTAAATTCGCTCTTTGTGTGGTATGAATTATATGTTCAAAAATAACTTGATGTGCAGGTTCATAAAAATATTCTTTTTTCAAAATTTCAATGACTTTTCCTAAATATTCATTATTGATTATAATTGTGCCTAATACAATTTGCTCTGCTTCTACATTGAACAGATTAGGTTTTTCAATTTCACTTTCCATTAATTATTACCTCCATATTTTTTTATTAATTTTTCTTTTTCGGTTAGTTTTTTAGGATTTTTATCATTATAAGCTTTTTGTCGTGCTAAAAACTCGTTTTTCTTTTCAATCCAATCTTTCAAATATTTTGCTGGTTGGTTAATCCAAACTTCAAAATCAGCTTTTGCCCTATAATTTTCAATTAAAATATAATTTAAATAGTTTTCTATTTGTTTTTCCATTTCTTCTTCTGAACCTAAAGTTTTTAAACATTTCTTAAATTTAGCTTTTAAAGAAGGATATAGCTTTTCTATCGTTTCATCTTTTATTTTTTGAGTTTCTTTATACCTTTTAATTATTTTTTTAAAAAAAAGAAAATCCTCTCTTTCTTTTTTAATAGAAGAATTTATTTTAATAGAAGAATTAGTTTGGTCTCGCTTTTCGTCCATACGGGGGTCTTTATTTTCGTCCATACGGGGGTCTCGCTTTTCGTCCATACCCCTATTTGATACCAAAACACCCATTTTATCAGTAAGTCGGACGTATGAAAATGAACCTTTCTTATTTTTAATACAAACTCTTTCAATAAAATCTTTTTTTTCTAATTTCTTTATTCTTTTAAATAAAGAAGCTTTATTTTTAGTAGGTAATATAGGTATATTTTTTAATAAAGAATTATAGCTTATCCAACCATATTCTTTTTTATTAACAATTTCTTTCGTCATTGATGAATAAAAATCAGTTATATATCTAAGTATTAATAAATCAGTTAAATCTAACTTATGTTTAATAGCATTTTTTTGTGAAAATCCAAATATTGTGTATTTCATTTTGAAACCTCCGTATTTAAAGTTCTATTATGTGGAAGTTCATAATCTTGAGTTATCCAACCAAGTCTTATAAGTTCACCAAAACAATTATTAATTACATTTGTTTTAATATTTAAGTCTTGCCTTATATTTTCATAAGTCTTTTTTTTCTCATCTTTTTTTGATAAAAGATAAATATAAAAGCTTTTTGATGTTAGTGAAACTCTATTGTCATTGATTAATTTGTTAGGAATTGTAGTAAAACCGCTTTTTTGTTTAGTTATACTTGACTTTTTGTTTTTTTCTGTCATAATTACATTACTGAAATTTTTAGTTAAAAGTTAAACACCCGACACCCATCGGGTTCTCTTTTTTATTACTCCCCATTATTTCTCAAGGATTAAAATAACAATAATAATAATTTTCGTTTAAATCTGTTTGTTTTTTTGATTGTTTTTGTTTTATAGGCATTTTAATTTAATTCTATTTTATAAAATATTAACTCTACAGCAAATTAATTATTAAATATTCTTTTTAAAAAGTCAAATAAAATTGACTTATTAAAAAAAATATCTATAATAATGATTAATATCACTCAAAAAGATATTAATTAAGATAATTCTACTCTATAGCAAGAAAAGAATTAAAATAAACTCCCTCTGTTCGCAGAGGGTTAAATTATAAAACATTATTTATATGATTAAAAAAATTTTAAAAAAAATAAAATCTTTTTTCATAAGTCTTTTTAAAGGATTAAAAATAAAATCTTTTTATAAAAAAATAAAACCAAAATCAAAAATATTAAAAGATATAAAAAGATTACAGGAAAATAAAATCAAAAAAGAAAAAGAAATCAAAGAATTACGAGTCTTTTTAAGAAAAGATAAGACTAATAATTGGCAAAACTTTTTAAAGACAAGAAAAAACTTAAATTTGAAAAGAAAATATATTCATACAAAATTCAATACTTATTTTATAGTATGAATAAATTAAAAGAAATTTCCATATGTTCACATAGGTTTTTAATAAATAAAGGGTTTAAAATGGAAATAAATAATCAAAATATAGGTAAAATAAAATTAATTTCTCTAAAAAAGACTAAAAAAGACTTTTTGTTTTTTAAAGAAATATTTGGTAATAAAGATATAATGAAAACTATATCATTATATGATCGCAAGGTTTCAAAGAAAAATTTTAGAAAAGATTTTGATTTAAGAAATTGTACTCATAAAAAGTATAATTTAGGGAGTTATAAAATAACTAATGATAAAAATGATATTATAGGTATAACCTCCTTACTTTTGTTAAAAACAAATAAACAAAATCAACCAACAATTTTAGAATTTGAATATTTTATAAGTCCAAAATTTCAATCAAAAAGAATAGGGAGTGATACGGCAAAATTCCTTATAGACTATGCTTTTAAAAATTTCCTCAAAGTGAAAAGGATATATGCAACAGCTTTAACTGACAATTTTCCATCTCAAATCATCATGCACAGATTAGGTTTTAAATATATTGGAAAAAAACAAAGAAAAGATGGTGGACTAGTTAATTTAAGATATATTACAAAATTTAGATTTTATTTAAACAAAATCAAACCTTTCAAAAGAAAAACCAATTATTATATTAAATTGATTAAAAAACTAAATAAAAAGAAATCAAAAATAAACTTATATAATACTCAAGATTTATAGTTTTTGATTAAATTAATTAAAAAATCAAGGTTTTCATCTATATATTTGCCTTTTTTAACCAAAATCGCATAATTAAATTCAGAAAAAAGTTCAGGACAATATTTATAAATCAATTCTTTTTTATCAATTTCATTTATAAAAAAATCGCCAACAGAAGACAAACAAGTATTGGTTTTTACTATTTTTTTTGCTATATCCCAATTTCCTTTGTCTAAATTGATATTAATTTTATTGTTATGCGTATTGATAAAGCTTTTGTACATATCTGATACCATGTAGTTGCTTATATGAAAAAATTTGAAGTCTTTTATTTCATTTATTGATATTGTATTTTTTTCAATTTCATTCAACTTATGTTTTTTATTTGCAATTATAACTAATTTGAATTTAAAAATTGGTATAAAGTTAAATTCAGGTATAATTTCTTCATTTTCTTTAAAAGGATAAATAAGAATGTCTAAATTATCATTTTGAAGTTTTTTTAAAGCTTCTATTTTTGGTAAATTGTAAATATTTATTTTTGTTTTTTGATATTTATCAGAGTGTAATTTTAAAAGATTAGGCAGTATATTTGAAATTGCTGTATAATGAACCCCAATATTTATATTTTGTAATTTTATATTTTTTACTTTTGTTAAAAATTCCTCAAAAATTCCGTCGGCATCTTGAATTAAACGAATTGCTTTATCATATAAAGCCTTTCCTTTATCATTTACTATTAATTTTTTACCCTTTCTTTTAAATAATTGCATTCCTAAATCAATCTCAAGCGACTTAATTTGTACTGAAATAGTTGATTGGTCTAAACCCATTCTTTCGGAAGCTTTTTTTGTTGTCCCTTCTTGAATTGTATAACAAAAGCCTTTTAACTGCTGTAATCGGCTTTTTTTGTAATAAAATTGTTTTAAATTACACTGCATATTAATTTTATTAATTAATAAATTATTATTATTAATATAACTCACTTTACTTAATTGTCAATTAAATTAATATATTAATTAACAAATGAATAAATTTCATTTTGTTATTTTAAATTGTGAATTATTATAAAGGATTTTGATTTTACTGATAAATTACCAAGATTTTTTCAAAGTACACTCATATTGAATGAGTTTTTGAGGAAAAAACAAGTATAATTCGGTACAATACATAATATACCTTATGAAGTCCTTTGTAATTTATTACTTGCTTTAAAGCAATGTACGGGACAATTTATAATTGGAGTTGATATGGTAGGAGTTAATAGGAAATTATAAAATTTATTAACAATAAAAAATATAATTATGAAGATTAAAACATCTGAATTAAAAAAAGATAAAAAATTAACAGAAATAAATAATACCATGTTAGAATCAATTAATTTTTTTAATGTAAAAGAAAAGAAAAAAGATATTATAGAAAAAAAATTTGATCCTATAGTTAAACCAAAAATAGCATTACAAAGTAAAAAAATAGAATTAGAAAATGAACTTGAAAAATTGAAAAAAGAAGTAAAAAGATTAAAAAAAGAAAAAAACAAACGAAAAAAGAAAATAAAAGAGTTGGATTATGATTTGAAGTTAAAAAAAGATAAATCAAAAAATTTAAGAAATAAAAAAATATTATCTCATTATAGACCTCATAGTTTTAAAATCAAAAGAGAAGATTATAATTCATTATGTAAAAAAGTTGATATTATAGAAAAAAAAGAATTATCAAAAAAAGGAAATTGGCATAAATTTTTAAATAAAGTTGATTTTTTAGGATTTTTTAAGTGTTGTGATGCTCCTAATAATATAGATATAAAAATCTTATAATTTTAAAACCGAATAACAAAACTAAAAGCAACGAAAAGTGAATATTTAACAACACTATGGTTTAAAATAAAAAAGGATTTTTATGGAAACAAAAAAATTAATTTTAAACTTTGAAAAAGAACTTTCTAATTTAGTAGAAAAATCTAAATCAGAAATTAAAACAATCAAAACTAAAAATCAAAAAGAAAAAGAGGACATTCGTAATAAATTATCTATTCAATGGGAAAGATTAATTGCTTCTGTTGAAATCATCAGACTAAAAATAGGCGAGTTATGAAAAAATTGACCTTTCAAGAATATGACTCATTAATTCAAGCGATTAAATATAATAATGGGAAAATCTTTTTGTCATGTGTTAATGAAAATATTGTAAATTCATTATGTGATAAAGGCTTTGTTAATATCAATAAAGATATTGCAATTGCAACAAAAAATGTTATAACATTATTTGAAATTGAAGGCGAGAAAGGATTTGAAAAATTATTGAAATAATATTATTATATAATAAATTATTAAATTATTAATTAAATAAAGAAAATGATGGAAGATAGATTTAAGTTTAAAGTTTGGGATAAAGAAAATAAATGTTTTTTAATAGAAAGAAAACAAGAATTTAACAAACAATTTTTTGCTGTTTATGAACTTGATGATAAAAGTGCTTTTAGTAGTTTGGGTTGGTGTTTAGAAAAAAAAGAATTTAAAGTAATACAATCCATAGGCATAAGAGACTTAAACAAAAAATTAATATATGACGGTTTTATCTTAAAAGATATTAATTTTCCTCAATTTTTATATAAAGTAATTTGGGACAAAGATAAATGTAAGTTTAAATTTCAAATAGCTAATAAAACTAATATTGATTATAATTTAATAAAAGTTGATAAAGAATATAGCGAAAAGTATTTAGAAGTTATCGGAAATATTTATGAGAATAAAGATTTATTAAAATAATATATTATGGAATAATTTTAAAACTCAATATTTATAAGGGTTTTAATTATTAAATTATAACAAAAACAAGTGTAAAGTTGCATAATTAATGTTATGGAATAATTAAAAAAAAGGAAAGGATATGATTTTAGATGTTAACAAAGTTCAAGAAAAAATATATAAGAAGACTGTTCTAGTAGAAAAAGAAGGAATGACACCAAAACAATTTGAAGAAAAAATGAAAGAGATTTATAAACCTGATGAAGAAGGTTATGATAAAGAAGGTTGTCATATAGAAGCAGATACTTTAATGCAAAATATATTGAAGAATTTAGGTTATAAAAAAGGAGTAGAAATCTTTGAAAAAGCCGACAAATGGTATACTTAGCAATTAAAATATAATTATGAAAAATAAAGCTTTTGAAAATTTATCACTACAAGATATAAAAGGCGAAATTTGGAAGGATATAAAAGATTTTGAAGGATATTATCAAATCAGTAATTTTGGTAGAGTTAAGAGATTAGAAAGAGAAATATTGAAACAAGGACGTTATATAAAACTTCCATTAATGATAAGAAAATCTTATAGAAATTACAGAGGGAAGAACCAAACTACTACTCTTATTCTTATAATTTCTTTTGATAAAGTAAATTATCGTTATCGTACTAAAAAATTAGTAATAGACGCTTTCGGAAATAAGAAATGTAAAAGTAAAAAAAAATGGATTTTTCATAAAGATATGGATTACACCAATAATCATATTAATAATTTATATTATGGTAATGAAGATGATATATCAAATATTGTTAATAAAAGAAAAAGAGAAAAAGGTAAATTAAGTAAATATAAAGGAGTTAGCAAACAATCAAATGGAATATATCAAATGTCAATTAATATTAAAGGAAAAGTGATAAGAAAAGCATTTAAAAAAGAAATAGACGCAATGAAAAAATACGATTTTTATATTAAAAAATATAATTTAAAAAGAGAAGGCAATTTTATTAACAAAAATTGAAATAAATGCCAATTTATAAAGATAATAGCAAAGTAAACAGGTTTGATGTAGGTATTTACGCAACAACAAATAAAATATGGTGGACAAAGGGAAAAGAATTAAAAACAATAGAAATTAACAAAGTTTATAAAATTGTTGACTTTAGAGATACCAAAGAATTCAATGATTTTGATAAAATTTCTCTTTATGTAAAAAAACCTATGAAATCTGAAATTCACTTGTTTAATACTTGGAAAAATACTAAAATTGGGAAAGCAAGAAATGAAATTGAGTTAAAAAAATTAATTTTAAACTACCGATTTAAATATGACAAAAGAAAAAACAAAAGTTAAAACTATATTATCATCTTTATTAAAGATGAAAAAAGAAAAAACAAAAGTTAAAACAATATTATTATCCTCATTAAAGCCAAACCCAAAAAATCCTCGTTCAATTACTGACGAAAATCTTGAAAAACTTTGTAAGTCTATTAAGAATTTTAATAGAATGCTAACATTAAGACCGATGATTGTTGACGAAAACAATATCGTACTTGGTGGTAATATGCGTTTGCAAGCATTAAAAAAGCTTGGTTATAAAGAAATTCCTGAAAATTGGGTTAAAAAAACTTTGGATTTAACCGAAGAAGAAAAAAGACAATTTTTAATAAAAGATAATATTGAGTACGGCGATTGGGAAGAGAAAATTTTAAAAGATAACTATGATATTTTTGAGTTAAAAGAATTTAATATTGATATAGATATTGAAATGGATTTTGGTGGTGATGACAATGAAGAAGAACCAAAAGAAGATGAATGCCCAGCGTTAAAAAAAGAAAGTATTGTTAAAATGGGTGATTTGTGGTTGTTGGGAAAACATCGCCTTCGTTGTGGTGATTCTACAATTATTTCACATATTGATGATTTAATAAATAACGAGAAAATCAATTTAGTTTTTTGTGATCCTCCGTATGGAATAAATTATAGTGGTGGAAGAACTCAAGTTGTTAATAAAAAAGAATATGGAAAATTAAAAAACGATAATTTAAAAGGAAAAGAATTGGCAAATTTGATTTGTAATATTTTTAATTTTGGTCAAAAAGAAACTTATATATGTGTATCTCCAATTAAAATAAAACCATTTTTAGATTTTATATATGATAATAAAAAAGAAGTTAATTCAGTTATTGTTTGGGATAAAGGAAATGCTGGATTAGGTTATATGCCTTATAGACGTCAATGTGAATTTATATTATATGTTAGAGATAAGCCATTTACTAAAAAAGACAAAAGCGATTTTGATTTATGGCAAATTAATCGGGATAATTCAAAAGATTATGTTCACGGAACACAAAAACCAGTTGGAGTCCCAGCAAGAGCTATAAAAAATTCTTCTAAAAAGAATGATATAGTTTTGGATTTGTTTGGAGGTTCGGGTTCAACACTTATAGCATGCGAACAATTAAATCGTAAATGTTATATGATGGAGTTGGACGAGATATATTGCCAAGTAATTTTGGATAGATACCTTAATTTCAAACAAAACAAAGGCAAAGATGTATTTTTATTAAAAGATGGGAAAAAGATACTTTATAAAGAAATTGTAAAAAAAATATAAGAAATATTCCCAAAATATTCCTACTTGACAAATGCTTGACAAAATATAAAGATTTTTATTGCAAAAATCCCGAACTCCGCATTAATTCCTAATCTCTGTGCTTGACGGGTACTTGATTTCTACTTGATGAGTACTTGCTAATTACTTGCTAATTACTTGCTAATTACTTGCTGTTTACATAATTTGAAAAAAACACCAGTTGAAAACACTGATAAACATTGAGTTTTATTAAAAAGCAACTGGTGTTTTTTTTAAATAATATCAGTTAAAAGAAAAAAAACACCAGTTGATTCTTATTTGATAAATTGGCGACTGACATCAATGTCATTTGCAAAATACCCTTTATTAATCAATGTTTCTTTATTTGATGGTTATTTGATTTTGTGAGGGACATTGATGTCCCTCACTAAATTTTACTTGCTAATTTACTTGCAAACGCTAATGCAAGTTAAAATTAAATCCATATTTTAAGCGGGTTTTGGGCAGTTTAACTTGCTTTTCATCTCTTTTTATGTGTTTTATGAGTATCTAAATGTTTTGTATGTGTTAGACGAGTAGCATATAGCAAAATCAACTTTATAATATGCTAATTTTTTAGCATAAAGTAGACAATATGCAAAAAAACTTGACAATTAAATAAAAACTAATATTATATTTATATAAAACGTGGTATACAATAATATTATATTAGTTATGAAAGGAAAAGAATTTAAAGAAATACGATTAAGATTAGGTTTATCAATGCCAAAACTCGGTAAGGAAATAGGTAAATCATCTAATCAGATATTTCTATATGAAAAAGATAAAGCTAAAATCCCATTATCAATTGAAAGATTAATGAGAAATTTTGATATTAATAATGTTAAAAAGAAATGAACGAATATAGAAAAATCTTTAGAGAAATACAAGGATACAAACTATTTCCATCTTTTGAAAAAAAAGATAGTGAAAAAGCTATAAAATTAATAGAAAAATATTCTTGGGCTGTTCCTAATAAAAAAGCTATAAAAGAAATATGTAAATTTGGTGCTATTATTGAAATTGGAGCAGGTGGAGGATATTGGGCAAGTTTAATCAAAAAAGCTGGTGGTAATATTATTGCTTATGATAATTTATCAACTCATCAATTAAAAAATACAAAATATTGGTTTAAAGTAAAATATGGAAGTTTTGAGAAAATAAAACAACATAAAAATAGAATATTATTTTTATGTTTTCCTCCATGCAAAAGCAATATGGCTTTTGATTGTTTAAATAATTATACAGGAGAATATTTTTTATATATTGGAGAGGAATTAGAAGGATGTAAAGGAAATGAAAGTTTTTTTAATGAAATTTTTGAAAATTGGAATTTAATAAAAACTATTGATATACCTTCTTATGGTGGAGTTTTTGATAGTTTATTTATTTATAAAAGAAAAGTTAAATAGAAATGTACCAAAAACAAACTGACAAATTAAAATCTTTTTATACTCACCACTGGGTATTTTTTGACAAAAAAGGGCAAATCATAGAAAAATGTCCATGCACCATAAAAGAAAAAAACTCAAGTGCTGAAAGTTATAAAAATGAAATATGTGCAGATAGTTTTGAAAAAGTAAAGAATACTCTTGAAAAAGGGATGCAAGTGGGTTTTTCTTAATGTCGGGAAAAATCCTAATTATTAAATATTAATTAAATGAAAGGACGATATGAAGAAAAAGACATTAGATGAATTTTTAAAAGAAATTAATAGAGAAGAAAGCGAAATTAAAACAATATACTCTTATGAAGAGTGTAAATTAGCAGTTCAACAAGACGGCTATATTTTGAGATATGTCAAAGAACAAACAGAAGAAATTTGTAAATTAGCAGTTCAACAAAACGGCGATAGTTTGAGATATGTCAAAGAACAAACAGAAGAAATTTGTAAATTAGCAGTTCAACAAAACGGCGATAGTTTGCAATATGTCAAAGAACAAACAGAAGAAATTTGTAAATTAGCTGTTCAACAAGACGGCGATAGTTTGAGATATGTCAATAAAAATATTTTTGTTAAATATGGTTCTTGCGAGAAACAAAAGCGAATTAAAGAATTAGAGAAAGAATTGAAAGAACTAAAACAATCTAAATAACATTTAGTTATTTAGAGATAATAATTAAAAAGAAAAGTGATATGATAGATATAAACACTTATGATTATGATATAATTAAGTTGACCCTCTTAAATCCCAAAAAAGTAAAAGATGAGTTGATGAAAAAATTAGAAGATGAAAAAGACCCATTTTACAATGAAGGATGCGAGGAAAATAGTGAAGAAGCAGAAAAAAAGAAAAAGGCTTATGCTGATATAGAAACAAAATTACAAGAATTAGAATTTATTAATGTTTAAGAAAATCTAAATAGAATTTATTTATTTAGAATAAATAATAATTAAATATAAGGTAAAAATGTTAAAAATTGAAGAATTATTAAATGAATTAGAGAATAGTTATAGGATAAATAGAGAAATTATTGTTGTTAATAAAGAAATAGATACATTAAAAATAAAAAAAGAAAGTATAAAAAAGGCAATGGAAATTACAGATAGTAAAAAAGAACGAATGAGAAAAGATATTCTTGTTGTTGAGGGAGTAATAAAAGATAGAGAAGAAAATATAATAAATAAGTTAACTTTTTATGAAGATGAGAAATTAGAAGAAATAAGAACTAAAATTATAAAGCTAAAACAATCTAAATAACAATTAAGTTATTTAGAGAGTAATAAAGGGAAACAATGGAACAAAAAACAAATACCATAAAAAAACTTTTCTTTAATTACTTCTGCTTCAAAAAAGATAAAATTGAAGAAGAAAATATGGAAGAGCTCTTAAGAGAAGGGGAGAAAAGACGAGAAGCTTTTGTACAAAGCTTAATAAAAAAAGAATTTGAACAAAAAGATTTTCAAACCCTAAATAACAATTAAGTTGTTTAGAGAATAAATAAAGAGAATTAAATGTTAGGAGATGCTTTAGATAAAAAAAATAAAGGAACTTATAAAAGAATTAAATAAACAATCTAAATAGGAACTTATCCTATTTAGAATATTAACAAACAATAAAGGGAAATGATGAGTATAAAAACATTTGAAGAGTTAGAGAAAAAATTAGAAATATACGGATTTAGACATAATGATAGTTTACAAAACCCAGCTTGTGTTGATGACAGCGGATTAAATTTAATTGAAAAAGGAAACGGCGAAGCTACTTTAAGATTGCATACAGACTTTGGTAAATTTTGGAGTTTCCCTAAGGCGAAGTATCATTTAATTTTTAATCTCATAAACTCAATTAAAGCATTAAAGGAGTGTGAAGATGAATGAAGAAGTATGTTTTTTAGCACAAAGTATTTTATTAAATTTGTATACATTTACATTATTATTAATTGCAATAAATTTATGTTTATGGATTTTTATAAAACAAATCAAAATAGCAAGGAAATTATTAAACAAACCAAAAGAGGATAAATAATATGACAATGTATACAAGCTTAAATTTGAACAAGGCTTTAAAAGAGGCTGGGTGTGAGTTAGAGAGTGAGATGAAATGGGTTGGAAATAAATTAAAAAATGCTGATGTTGACGGATATAGGAATAATTGGGCAGATGATATTTACCCAGCTTACGATATTCTATGGGATATATGTGTAAGGTTTCCAATTGAATTTTTTGGACAAAAATATATTCTTGAAACAATCAACACAATAAATTCTTTTAATAATTTACCAACACAATTAAAGACAATAGCGTATGAATATTATCCTGAAAGGATTTTAAGAATGCTACAACAAAACAAACCACAGAAAGAAATTGAGGACTATATTCGGGAGAACACAATTTTTAATAAAAAAAATAAAAAGGGAAAATGAGAAAAGAAGACAAAGAATTTACAAAAAAATTCCAAAAGGAAAGTAAAGACTATTTAGAAAATTTACACAAAGAACCAAAAGAGAAAGATGGAAGCTTTTTTGCAATTGTAATTATAGGGTTATCGCTTATAGTAATATTATTTTTTGGGTTTTATCAAAATATTAAAATTAAATTATGAACGCAAAAAAGAAAATAAGAATATCTTTAATATTAAAAACTTATAAACAATCAATATTTGATTTATTGATAACACCAATATTACAATTATTAGTGTTTATTCCTCATACACTTTTTGTGATTTATGCCCTAATTTTAGTAGCAATTGGAAAAAATAATTATATAAAAAAAGATGTTGAGTAATTTAATGGTTTGTGTTATAATAACAGTATGTATTATATGTGGTTTTCTTATTTACAATGACAAAGTTTATGATGATAAATCTGACCGTAATTTCAATAAAATATTTGGAAGTATTTTGATTGGAGCAGGGAATTTGATAATATTATATTTTATTAATAATTGAAAAAAAAATGAAAGAGAAAAGAAAAGAAGTTTTAATCAAAAAATTAAAAATTATTTCTGTGAAAGCTTCAATGATTATTGTATTATTATTTATTTTTTCAAGTTTTCATAAACTTGAAGGATATTCTTTAGCAATGGGTATAGTAATCGGTTATGCCATAGAACAAACCGAAGATTTAATGGAAAAATATTTAAATAAAGAAATATGAAAAAACTATCAAAAATTTATTTAAAAAATTTAGAATCTCCAATAACAAACTTTTTATGTGGAATATTAGGTTTAATAATACTATCTTTTGCTCTTACTGCATTAGTATTATTCTTTGCTTTTTTAGAAAAATACCCTCGGCAAAGCTGTTTATATTTCTTCGGCGGTTGGGGTCTTTTAATATTAATAATTATTTTAATAAAGATTTTTATAGACTCTTATAAAGAATATAAAGAACAATAAGGAAAAAATGAAAAAATATTTAAAAATGTACTTTAAAAACTTATATAATGCTTTAAAATTAATTATTAAACATATTCCACAATTTTTATTAATAATATTTTTATTACTACCAGCTATAACACCATTAATTTTAATTGAAAGAATAGCATATAAAAATAAAGAACTTATATCTTTAAAATGTATGATGTTATGGTTGTTATGGTGTTTAGTATATGGATTTTTAATAGTTAGTGCTTTAAATACTTATGAAGAATGGAAATCAATAAAAGAAAATAATAAAAGAAAAAACAATTCTTCTAAAGGCAAAGATTTAGCAAATGATAAAAATAGAGAATTAAAAAAAAGAAAGAATAGATATAGAAAAATAAAACAAAAAAAATGAAAAGTAAAAAGTTAAAAGTTAAATAGACACGAAAGAAGAAAAGCAGAAAAACACTTAGGAAAATGTAAATTAATTTTTAAACATAAACAAACAAAGAAAAAAATAATTGTTAACTATACATTTAAAACAAAGCCAACAATTAATGAGATGTTAAGAGCAATAAAAATTGACAAAAAGCCAGTTGATAAGGCGGATTATGATTATAAGATTGTACCGATAAGGGGGTGTAAATGAAAAAATCTATTGCAAATAGAATTACCACAAAGAATAAAGGGATTACTACAAAGAAATTTTATGATAATAAAGGAAATTGGTTAAAGACAACGCATACTTTTATTTATCAAAGAACTATTTGTGAAAAGATTTATAAATATTTAAAATCAAATCTCGTCCATTTTAGATTAAGTTAAAAAAACAATAGACTTTTAAATCAATATATGAAATAAATAAACTATAATTAATAATTTGTTTGTTTATGGCTAATGAGAAGAATTTAAAACCTCCTTTTTCAAAAGATAGCCCCGAGTGTAGCCCCGAGATTGCAAGAATAAATGGAAGAAAAGGAGGATTAAAATCAAGTAAAGTAAAAAAACAAAAAAAAGAAGAACAAAAAGAAAAGCAAAAATTCGCTGATATTTTTAATATAATATTAGAAACTGAAACAAAAGATGAAGAATTAAAAAAGAAAATTAAAGAAATATACCCTGATTTAAAACCGAACAATAAGAATTTAGTTGTAATTGAGCATTTTACGAGAATGTTTAAAAAATCAAAAGAAAAGACTACAAAAGGAAAAGATGGCGAGATAATTATTACTAAAACCAAAGGAATAAGCGATAAAGACTTTTTAAATTTTGAAGAATTTTTGAGAGACTCCGTTGGTGAAAAACCTAAAGACGATTTTAACTTCAATCCTAATATCAATATAATCGTTGATTCTAAAAAGAAAAAAGAGTTAATGGATAAAATTTAATAAAAAATCTTGACAAATAACAAAATATTTTGTATATTCTCTACTATAGATGTCAAGTATCAAAAAAACGTATTTTAATGCTAAAAAATAAAGAAATTAGAGAACTTTTAAGACAAAATAGAGGAGACTTTGTTAAGTTTCAAAAATTCTTAAAAGTAGAAAGTCGTCAAGCTTTAGAATATCGTTTGAAGGATAATAAAATTAAAAACAATCTTGACGGAGTTTATAAAGAGTTTTTAATTAATCAAAAAGGAATATAAAATGCTAAATATTATGAACAAATACGAGTTTATATCATTATTATTATTTATACCATTTGCAATATATTTTTTAAATATATTATCAAAATTTATTTATAGGAAATCAATAAATCCTACTTTGAAAAAATTATATAGAGCAAAAGCAATGTATGAAAATATAGAAAAATTTGACTCAAGTATAATAAGAATGGTTTTAGATTGTGATTTATATTGTTATTATATCAAAAAGGATAAGGATTTATTGGATTTTGTGAATAAGGTTTTAGTTAAGGTTGGGAGAAAGAAAATATGAAAACAGATTTAAAAATATGGGAATATATATTTATAGGTATAATAATGCTTCCAATAGGTTTTTATTGTACATTGCAATTCACGATGTGGTTTTATTGGTTTATTAATATTTTTGATAAAACAATGAAAAAAGTTAATTTTTTAAAAAAATATTTAGAAATTGATTTTAATAAAATAAATAAAATAACTTATAAGAAAATACAAAAAAAATTTGAAGAAATTGGAATAATAATAGACTGTTTTTCTATTTATGATAAAAAATATGCATCAATTTGCCTTTTTATAATAGAAAAAAATAGTAATAATTTAACTTCTTGTTTAAAAGAAGATTTTTATAGTGATATATGGCAAAATACAAAATTTATAGATGCTAAATATAAATTAAAAGAATTAGAAAAAATAACTATTGAGGATTTTTTAAAATGAAACAAGTTAATTTTATAGAAGCAATTAAATATGCTAACCAAGGTAAAAAAGTTTATTCAGCAGGCTTTACTAAAAAATTTTATTTAGTAATTGAAATAAACAATAAAACTGATGTAGAAGTTTTTATTAAAGATGAAGAAGGAAACTCTTTTATTAACATAGAGTTTTACTTAAACAAATGGAGTGTTGAAAATGAGTAAAAATAGAATGGATATGATACCGCTTAATGAAGAATTTACAATTGATAATTTAAAAAGCATTTGCAAACAATATAAAATTAATGTTTTTATCTTAACAGAATTAGGTTCGGTCAATTATTTTGTTAAAACAGAAAAACAAAAATCAAAAGTTATTAAATTATGACTCTTTTAGAGGCTATTAAAGGTTCTTTTGAAAATATTAAAAAACATAATATAGATATATCTAATTTAAAAACTGATGGAATTTCAATAACTATATTGAAATCAATTGATACAAAAGTTGATGATAGAGTAATTATTGATTTAAAATTACAAAAAAAATTAAAAAATGAGTAAAAAAATTAAACCACAAATAATAAGTATAGATACAGCGGTTAAACCAAACAAAAGAACAAAAACAAAAAGACCAATACCTCCGCCACCTCCGCCACCTCCGCCACCTCCGCCACCTCCGCCACCTCCGCCACCTGATAAAGGAGATGGAATAAATTTTAAAATTATGTTGTTATTGATAGTAGCAATGATTACTTTTATAATAATGAGTATAATGAATTGAATGAGTTTAAATGTCAGTATTAAAAGCAATAAAAAATCTAAAGGTAATAGAGAAAGTTCAAAGAATTAGTCTTGATTTTCTTGAAGAGAAGAATAGGGATTTAACTTTATTTTGTGCCGATAAACAAAATGTTAAAAAATGTTTTAAATGTATAATTGAGTTTTATAAAAAAATTGGTGTAGTAATGATATTTAAAAAAAATGACTTCACTATAATGAATGAACATAATAAAACTTTAAGTATTATTGATAAAAATGAAATTATTGATTTAGGAGAAATATGTTTAAACTAATAAAATACATATTAATTCTAATACCGACTTATCCAATAATCTTTATTATGAGTATTCTTCAATTAATTTTATTGATTATGAAAGGTACGGCAAAGAGTGAGTTTAGTAAAGTTTCTTTTGGGTTAAGGTATCCGATAAGATTGTTTAATGTAATAGTAAAAAATTAGGGGAAAATTATGCAAAAGAACGAAAAAAAAATAGAGAAACTTAAAGAACAGATAAAGGTTTTAGAAGAAAAAAAACCAAGAACTGATAGACAAATATTAGAGTCTATTGAAAATCTTTTAGAAAAAATATTGTATAGAATACCAATTAAACCTATCAAAAGTGAAGAAGAAATTTTAAGAGAAAGTTTACCTTTTGGAACTATTTTACAAAGTGATATAAACAAAAAACCATTAAATACAGAGCGTATTGGCTATGCATTAGGGATATAAGAAGACCAGTTTATTAAAAATAAAAAAATAAAATATGAACATAAAACCACTAAATGAAAGAGTTTTAATTGAACTTAAACCAAAAGAAGAAATAATCAAAGGAGGAATTATTTTGACAAATCCAAGGAAAAAAGATTATAGAGAAGGTATTGTTAGAGCCATAGGAAAAGGTTATAGACTTAAAGATGGTACAATCAGACCTTTAGAGGTTAAAAAAGGCGATAAAGTCGTATTTGGCAAATTTGATGGATCAGAGGTTGTTTTAAAAGGAAAATCAACGGTTATTGTAAGTGAAAGGCATATTTTGGGGGTAATTGATGAGTGAAATTAAAAATATAAATGATTTTAGAGAAAAAGATAATGAAATTGATGAGTTGAGAAAAATTATATATTTTTCTTTAAAAGAAAGAATTAAAAGATTTTTTAATAAATTATGGAGAAAATAATAAATATAGAAATAATAGAAAATATATTTTATATAATTTGTTTTATTTTAGGAAGTATTATATTTATTTATATTGGTTATAATAAATATAAAGAGCTTAAAAGCTCTAATAAAATAATTAAAACAAATTTACTCTTTTCTTTAAAAAGACAATATGAAAATAAAAGTGAAATTAAAAGATTTGGGGATAAAGATTTGATTATAAAAAATATTTTAAAATATAGTAAATATGCTTATTTATCAAGATGTCAAGGATTGATAGATTTTGTTGAAAAAATTAAAAACAAAGAAGATGATATATTATTTTCAGGGAAAGAATGCAGAAAATTAAAAAAAGGTGAAAAAAATGGATTTACATGTTCTTCTTTTAAGATAGACAAACTTTTTAAAAAACTTTTTAAAAATGTTAGATAAAGACAAATTTATTCGTAAAAAAATGGAACAGATTTGTTTAAAGAATGGCATAACTTTAGAAAAGGCGACTTTATCTGTTAGTTTTTGGATTGGAACTTATGCTAAAGTAGGAAAAATATCAGATGAAAAACAAATTGAAATTGGCGATTTATTGAATAAGGGTTATCAAAGGGGATTGTTTGGGGAGGAATTGTGAAGAAAAAAACCATAACAACATTTAGAAAAGCTTGTTTACAAAGCAATCCTTTTCTTTTTATAGACCCAGAAGGCAACAAAGAAGTTTATAGAATAAAGCACGGAGAATTAGAACAATTTAGTATAGAAGATGGAAATGTTTGGTTAGGGACTTTTATTCCTTGCACTCAATGGCTTATGGGAGTTTGTGTCAAAAAAGTTGAAATTTTTGATAAAGATGAGTGTGTTTTATGCAAAATATACAATAAACCTAATAAAGAAACTTTACAAGCTTTAAGAGACTCAAGAAGTGGAAAAAACCTTATTGAATGTAAAAGTATTAAAGAATTATTTAAAGAATGTTGGAAATGAATGATATGAGGATAAAATGAAACAATATAAAAAATTTGAGGAAGAATTTAATTATAGTCAACAAGTTTATTTTATTAAAGAACAAATTTTAATGGCTCAAAACGAAATTAAAAAATATAATGGAAAAACTGAATTTGTAAAAGGTAAACAAGGTCATAAAAACGACAATGTGCAAACGCCAGTACATATTGCCAAGAAAATAATAGATATATTCTATGTAGAACTTTATAGAAATTTTCATAATAGCGAACTTAAAGTTCTTGACCCGTTTAAAGGATTAGGAGCTTTTTATAATAATTTTCCTATACATACTAATAATTTATGGTGCGAAATAAAAGAAGGCAAAGATTTCTTTGATTTTCACGAAAAAGTAGACTGGATTATATCCAATCCTCCTTATAGTATTTTTGATAAGGTTTTGGATCATTCTTTTGAAATTGCTGACAATGTTGTTTATTTAGTGCCTTTAAGTAAAGTAGTTTCAAGTATGGGAAGAATAAGAAAGATTGCAAAATATGGTGGAGTACCTTTTATTTGGATTATTGGAGCGAGTAAATGCGGTTTTCCTTTTGGATTTCCTGCTTGTGCAATACATTTCCAAAGAGGATATAAAGGTGAAACTGAAATAAAGATTGATAAATGATAAATCTATACAAAATATTAGGAATTAAAAAAAGCGACAACAAAACAACCATCAAAAAAGCTTATCATAAACTTTCTAAAATTCATCACCCTGACACGGGAGGAGATGCTGAAAAGTTTAAAATGATTGATAAAGCTTATAAAATCTTAATAGACGATGATAAAAGAAAAAGATATGATAAAGGGGAAAATGTTGATAGTATTTTAAGAAGTAAAAATGATAACAATGAAGAAATTAAAATAATAAATGATATTTTTTTTCAACTTATGGAAAAACAAAATTCCGAAAATGTCAATATAATAGAACAAATTGATGAAAGTATTGATTTAAATATCTCAAATGTTAGTAAAACTATTTTAGAATTAAGTACGAGTATAGGAAATTATAAGACTTTTTTAAAGAAATTAAAACATAAAAATAAAAAAAATAATTTAATGATACAAATTTCAAATGGACATATTATTATTAAAAATAAAAAATTAGAAATTTTTAAAAATAAAAAGAATAATCTTGAAAAAGCTAAAAAATTAATAAAAGATTATGATTATGATATAGTTGAAGAAATAAAATTTATTGTTAATAGTTTTTCATCAGCAATTACGGGAGGAGATTTTATTATTTAATATAATTTGTTATAACTCTTCCCACCTTATAAATTAATTAATTATGCCAAGAAAAAAAATAATAAAAAATAAAATAAAATCATCTGCAGTAATGATCGCTGAGTTTTTTTTAAAAAATAATATCTCAAAAGATGAATCAATAAATATAATAGCTTTTATTTTATGGGGAATGGAACAAAGTAAAGCTTTAAACATAAATAGAAAAGAAATTTTTGATAAATTAAAATCTAATATTGAAGCTGTTGATAAAATAAATAAAACAAAAAAGAATGGAAAGTCTTAATATAAAACTTCTTTTATCAAGTGTATGGGAACGAAATGCACAAGCTTATATAGATTTATATAGATATATTGTAAATAAAGGCGGGACTTCCTCAACAAAAACTTTTTCAATACTTGAATTACTCGTAGAAATAGCACGCAAACACCCATTAAAAATAGATATAGTAGGACAAACCACACTTCATTTAAAAACAGGTGTTTTAACTGATATGATACACGTATGCAAACAATTTGGTATAAATTTTGATAATCATTACCAAAAAAGTGCAAAAATATTTAAATGGGGAAAAGGAACTATAAATTTCTTATCATTTGATAAAATAGGAAAAGCACATGGTGGAAGAAGAGATATTTTATTTTTAAATGAAGCAAATCATATACCTTATAATATCGTTGAGCAATTAATGATAAGAACAAGAAAGACAATATTTATTGATTTTAACCCGACAGGTAAGTTTTGGGTTAAAGATATAATAAAAAGAGAACCTGAAAAATGTTATATTATTAAATCAACTTATAAAGATAACCCATGGTTAGAACAATCAATTATTGATTCTATAGAAAGAAGAAAAGGAGATAATAATTTTTGGCGTGTTTATGGTTTGGGTGAAGATGGTATTGCCGAAGGTCTCGTATTTGATAACTTTAAAGAACTTGAATTTGATAAGAATAGATTTGCAAAATATTATCATGGTCTTGATTGGGGATTTTCTAACGATCCATTTGCTTTTGTTAGATTTGCTATAGAACAGAATAATTTATATGTATGTCAAGAGATTTATCAAAAAGGATTGTTAAATAGCGACTCTGCACCTTTAGTTAAAGAAATAGTTGGTAGAGACTCTGTTATTTGCGATTGTGCTGAACCAAAATCAATAAAAGAATTTAGAAAGGTTTATAAAATAAATGCTATCGCTTGCAAAAAAGGAGATGGAAGTATTCAAAGAGGAATTAAAAAATTACAAGAGTTTGATAATATTTATATTCATCCTGATTGTCCTTGTACTTTGGAAGAGTTCCAAAATTATGAATGGTTAAAAAATAGAAACGAAATACAACAAAAAAAGCCTATAGACGCTTGGAATCATATAATGGATGGTTTGAGATATGGTAATGAAAAAAGAACAAATAAAAGAAAGTTAAGAGTGCGCTCGGCTTGACAAATATTTATATTAATTCAATAATTTTCTTATGAAAACAAATAAAGAAATCATTAAATATATTGGTAATAATGTAAGTACTATTCTTGAAATTATTTTTGTTATTTCAGTAATATATTGTATATGGGAACTTCCTTATTGTTTTAAAATATTAGGTACTATAGCAACATTGCTTATATGCTATCTTTTTGCTTATTGGCTTAAAATAAAAAAATAAATGCTAACAAAAGTATTAGATAATTTACAAAAAAAATCTACAATAGATAGTGGCGTTTTTTCTTCAAGAATATTAGGATATGGATTTTCACAAAATAGTCTTTGGAGTTGGCTTACTCCTTATATTGCTTGGAGGTATTATAATAAAGTTTCGCCTGTTGCCGATGCTTGTAATATGATAGCAAAAGAATTTGCTAATATTCCAATAGTTTTACAAAATATAAAATCAAAAGAATTTATAAAAGAAGTAGATCCTAATATTCCAGTGAGTAAAGTTTTAGAATTATTAGAAAATCCTAATAATGATTTAACTGGATCTGATTTAAAAAAACAAATTGCACTATCTTTTATTGTGACTGGAAATAATTATCTTATTGTAAATGCAAGAGATAAATTAAGTGAACCATTAGAATTATTATGGTTGCAACCTCAATCAGCTACTATAAGCAGAAGTAATTTTACAAAACATATTTATACCACAGAAGATGAATTAATAATAAATTTTAGCAATACTGCGTTAGATTATAGATTATATAACAATGTAGGAACTTTTGAAATTTGGCATACAAGAAACTTTAATTCTGATTATAGTGTAAATAATCCTTATGGTAGAAGTCCTTTAGATCCAATATACTATGAAATAGAGCAATTTTTAAATGGAAATATTCACAACAATAGTTTATTAAAAAATGGCGCAAGACCAAGTGGTGTATTAATTCCTGAGGTAGAAAGCAGTTTTGATTTATTTGATGATGTTAATTATGAAAAAATAAAAAAAGAAATAAGAGATTATTACACAGGTTCAAATAATGCTGGAAATGTTTTAATTTTAGATGGTGCAAAAGATTTTAAAGAATTATCCATAAATAATAAAGATATGGATTTTGAAAAGTTAAAAACTCAAGTTTCTCAACAAATTTATGCTAATTTAGATATTCCAAAGCCTCTTATAAGTGAAAGAACAATGACTTATAGTAATTTTAAAGAAGCTTTATACATGCTTTATTATTTAAATATTATTCCATTGACAAATTATTTATTACAACAATTAACTATGTTTTTAATGCATAGATATAAAAATGGTGAACAATATAAATTAACTTTTGACCCACGAGATATTCCAGCATTACAAGTTGTTCAAGATGTTCAACTTGAAAGATTACATAAATTAGGAATAATTAATTTAAATGAGGCAAGATTATTAGCTGATTATGACGAAATAGGAACGGATGGCAATAAATATTATGTTAGTAAATCAGTAGTGCCTATAGATTCACCTGAAGTTAAAAAAGAAGAAAGCAAAGATTATTTTTTTAAAGAAATGGAGACTAAAGGATATAAAAAAGAAGAAATAAAAAAAATGTGGAGTCGCTATGGAAATATTATTTAATAGTTATTCTAAAAAAGAAACTGTTGAAAAGAAAATAGCACTTGAAAGTATTTTTGCTCCCGAAATTGCAAGATATCTAAATAAAATTAAAAATGATTTTAAAAAGGTTTATACGGCTACAGGATTACTTATTAATCCTGATGAGTATATAGATAGTACAACAGAATTATTAAAAAAACATTATACAAGAGTTGCAAAAGTTTTTGATAAAAACTTGCGTGACAATATGACAGAAACAAAACAATTTGAAGAAGCAAAAGACAAAGAATTAAAAAAAGTTGATAAAATAATAAGTGCATCTTTAATAATTTTTATACTTCAACAATCAAAAAAAAGAGCAAGATTTTTAATTAAAACAACAACAAAAGAAATAAGAGAAAAATTAAGAGATGTAAAACAAATTCTTTTTAAGGATAATGTTATAAATCCAACTAATAAACAAATTGCTGATGAAACAAGTAAATTATTAGACAAATCTTTTAAAGGTAGAAAAGAGACGATTGCTATTTCTGAAACTGAATTTATGGCAGAAAGTACAAAAACTATTGAATCTAATACTTTACAAGACAAACAACCATTCAAAGGTTTTACAATTCCTTTAGTTTTAAGTTTTTTCAATAAAACTGGGACAAAAGAATGGCGTGCTGTTTTAGATAGTAAAACTCGTCCTGCCCATGTAGTCGCTGATGGACAAGTTAAAAAAATTAATGAACCTTTTGAAGTTGATAATGAATTACTTATGTATCCTTCCGACTCGTCTCTTGGGGCAAGTATAGAAAATACTATTAATTGTCGTTGCGGACAAGATATTAAATTAAAATGGAGTAAAAAATGAAAAATAAAGAAAATAAATTTTTAAAGTTAGATGATACAGATTTTTATTGGAATTCAATTATGATGTTTAATGAATTTAATAAAGATAGTAGTTTTGGAGTTTTTGCAAATATAATAAAAGCTTATAAAGATAATGATAAAGATATAAATTTATTTATTAACTCTTATGGTGGAGTTGTTGATGATTTATTAGTAATGATTGATGCGATGAATCTTGTTAAAAACGATATTGCTACGATAGGTTTGGGTTGTTGTGCAAGTTGCGGAGCCGTTCTTTTGGCAAGTGGTACTAAAGGAAAACGTTTTATGACTGAGAACGCAAGAGTTATGATACATCAAGTATCTGCATGGGCTATTGGAAAAAATAGTGATATACAAATAAGAGCTAAAGAAGTTGACAGAATTAATAAACAAATAGCATCTATTTTAGCAAAAGCAACTGGAAAATCTAAAAAACAAATACTTGAAGATTTTAAAGAAGATAAATGGTTTACTGCAAAAGAGGCTCTTGAATATGGTTTAATTGATAAAATTATTACTCCAAAAGATATTAAATCTCCTGAATTAGAAAAAAAGGATTTAAATAAAAATACAGATTCTAATTTTGTTTTTAATTATGAATTAAAATCTTTTGAAGAAGATGATGAATATTATAGATTAAAAGGTATTGCTTCAACTCCTGAAAAAGACTTATGTTATGATATAGTAAAACAAGAAGCTTTAATTGATTCTGTTGAAAAATACGGATTACCAAGTTTTCTACATTTACATAATCAATTAGAAGCTCCTTTAGGTAATATAGATGAAGTTTATTTAGAAAATGGTAAAACTGTTATTGAAGCAAAAATGCCAAAAGGTGTTAAAGATAATGATGAAATTGCTATTTTAATTAAAGACGGAGCTTATAAAGGGCTTTCAATTGGTTATTCTGTTTTAAAATATCATCACGAAAATGATATAAGGGTTATAACTGAAATTATGTGGCACGAAACAAGTTTAGTATCTGTTCCTTGTAATCCTAATGCAAAATTACAAGAATTTAAAAATAAAGATTTAAAAAAGAAATCTGAAAATGTTAAATTTATTAAAAATATTAAATCTTTAAAAGAATTAGAAGAAGTATTAAAAAGTTATGGTTTAACAAATAGAGAAATTTTGGCTTGCATTTATAAAATTAAAGAGTTAGCTTTAAATAAAGATACTGCTCCGACAAGTGATTTGTCAGAAAATCCCCTGCCTGTAAGTGATTTACAAGCTCTAAACGAAAAAGCTAAAATTTTACAAAACACAATTAATAATATTATAGGTAAATAAAATGGAAGAATTAAAAAATACTATTGATGGATTGAACAAGTCTATTGCTGATATCCAAACAAAACATAAAGAAGAAATAAAAAGAAGTGAAGAAACAAACAAAATGGCTATTGATACAGCTATTAGTGGTGCTAAAACAGAAGTTTCAGCAGAACATAAAATTACTATTGATAAAATGGTTAAAGATTTTGATGTAAAATTGACAAATCTTGAAAAAATCAATAATAAAAGAAATGCTAATACTAATTTTGCTAAAGATTCTAAAAAACTTTTAGAATATAATAAAAAATATTTTAAGAGTGTACAAGAATATTCTAAGAATAAAAAAGGTCTTGATGAACTTATCGCGTCTCCCGAAATGCAAGATACTTTAGTAACATCTTTAAAAAAATATATAACAGCACCAAACGAAATTGCATTAAATGGAAGTTTAACTCCTGAAGAGAAAAAAGCTTTTAATACTGTAATTTCTCCTGAAGGTGGTTATTTTGTTCACCCAGCATTTTTAACATCAGTTATTCAAAAAGAATTTGATGCACATCAAATTTTACAAGCAATAGAAAGTATAACAGTTGGTTCTGCTGAAATTTCCGAAGTTGCTGATTGGAATGAATACGATGATGCACAAAATGTTAATGAACTTGCTAATGACGATACAGAAACAACTGATGATGATTATGAGAAAGTTTCTTGGCATGTAAAAGAAGTTTTATATCCAAAAAGATTTACTCGTAACTCATTAGAAGACTCTTTTTTGGATGTAGAAAGTTATGTTATACAGAAATTAAGAGAGGGTATGGCTCGTAAAGAAGCAGCTCAAATAATTGCTGGTAATGGTGTAGATAAACCAAAAGGTTTTTTACAATATGCTAATGGAACGACAAGAACTACAATTGAACAAGTAACTTCTGAATCAGTTGGAGTTATTACTTGGGACGATGTTTTAAGTAATTTGCCTTCTGCTTTAAGAAGTGGTTATCATGGTAACGCATCTTTCGCTATGAAAAGACAAACATTTTTTGATTTATTAAAAGATGTTGATGGTGTTGGTAAATATCAAATTGGAAATCAAATTCAATTTTTATCAAGAGAAAGAGTTACGATGGCTATTCTTGGTTATCCAATTCTTTGGGAAGGATATTTAGAATCTGTAGCAACTTCAGGAAAATCTGTTTTATTTGGCGATTTCAAAAAAGCTTATAGAATGGTTAGAAAAGCTGGTGTTTCTTTAATTAGAGATGCTACAAGTGCTCGTTCAATAAAACTCACTTTAAGAGAAAGAAAGGACGGAAAATTAAAAGACGGTGAAGCCGTTAAAATGTTAGTTATTCAATAATAAAAAAAGGTAAAAAATATGCAAAAAGATTTAGTTAATAATAGTGAAAGTAAACTTGCTCTTGCTCCTATAGTTCTTAATAGTGATGCTGATACAGAATTAGCCATTATTGATATATTAAATTATAGTAGTGGTAAAGTTGTTTTAAAAACTGGTGTAGTTACTACTGGTGATGTTATAATTAAAGAAATTCAAGAATCAGATGATTCAGGAATGTCAGGAGAAACTCCAATACCTATCGCAAGATTAATAGGCTCTTTAACACTTCTTGATGGAAGTGGAGAAATTACAGAGTTAGGATTTATTACTACAAAAAGATATATAAGAGTAGTTATAACAACCGCAAATTCTGCGAATTTGCTTGCTGATTGTAATGTTGAGTTAGCAAATCCTGACCAAGCACCTACTAAATAATTTTTCGGGGGATTTAATCCCCCCTTAATAATAATGGAGATATACCATGAATAAAATAAAAGAAAATATAGTTAAAGAACATATGAATAAAGTTAAAATTCTAATAGATTGTAAAGCTTATGTTTCTTTAGGAGTTTTGAAAGAATTTAAAAAAGGTGAAGTTTGCGAAGTAAATGATTTTATTTTTGAAAGTTTTACACAAAAATCTGCAAGAGCTAAATCTTATAAAGAAGAAATTGGAACAGAAGAAACAGAAGAAGAAACTTTAGATCCTATTGAAGATGAAGAAACAGAAGAAGAAAATACACCTCCAACTAATACTGAAGGTGATGAAAATACAAAAATAGATTTAAATAAATTAAATAAAGTAAAACTCGTTGAATATGCTAAAGAAAAGTTAAATTTTGAATTAGACGAAACTTTAACTAAAAAATTAATGATTAAAAAAGTAATGGAGGTAGCAAATGAGAGTATTGAATAATATACGTAGACCAACCGCTCTTGGAGATAATGTTTATGATTTAGAGGGAACTGTTCTTATTAAAGGAACTTTCAAAGCCATTGGAGGGTCTTTTGTAGGTGAAAGAAATAGTGATGCTTATGGATATATATGGAATTTTTCTGGTGATATGTCAGGAGGTGCAGCACAAAAAACCTATTTACTTAATTTAGATGGGGAAAGAGTGGTTGGCGATGTCGCAAGTGGAGACTCTAACGACTCAATCATTAAATCATCTTATAATAACTATGCTCCAAATGACGCTAATTTTATAATTAGAGGAATAAACTCTGTTGTAAATAACCGAAGTGGTGGAGAGTTAGGAATTTTAGAAGGTGGACAAATTGGTGCTCAAAATAAATCGGGTGGAGTTGCTTTAACTATTCGTGGTTTATCTGTTATACCTGAAAATTATGGAACTAATGCAGATGAATTTGGCGGTCTTGATGTTGTGCTTAAAAATGAATCTAATGCGGCAACATTAACTTATGGTGCAAGAATAAGAAATATTGATGCTTCAGCACAATCAGCAATTCAAAGTGCTTTATTGATTAATAGTACAGCTACAAATGGATTTGATAATATTATGACAATTGGTGGAAAAGCTGATACTTTTGCTGATTTTGATGATGCAACTGGTGAAGTTTGTACTGAATCAGGTTCGGCGGCAACAGGGTGGTCTGGTAGAATTAAAATAGTTACACCTGATGGTAATGATGCTTGGATTAATGTATACGATACTTCAAATGCTTAATTAATTATATATTTATATGCAGATAGACAAAAAATATTTACAAGATACTATAAAAAAATTAGAATTACAAAAAAATAAACATATGTCAGATATGGATGCTGTTTGTGGAGGAATACAAGTTTGTAAGGCTTTTCTTTTAGAATTAAATAAAAAAGAAGATAAAAAAACAGAAAAGGAAGAAAAAAAGGAAGAAAAAAAAGATAAGTAATAAATATGATTTTAAGTGAATATGAAAGATTTGGAAATTTTCCTTATGAGATTACAGCCGAAGTTGATGCTTTAGCTGTTTCTCTTGTAAATGCAAAATTACAATTAAGAATAACAGATTCAAACCAAGATGCTTTTATAACAGCTCTTATAAAAACAGCATCTTTATTTTTTGAATCCTTTACAAAAAAAACTCTCATTACAAAAACTTATAAAACTTATAGAAATATTTGGGATTTTTATTCTTTAAGAAGATGTCCTTTACAATCTATAAGTAGTATAAAATATACTGATGAAGATGATGATTCTCAAACTGTTGATAGTGGGGATTATTATATTATAAAAGATAATGCATTTAGCCGTATTGGTTTTGTTGATGATTTTGATACTCCTTCTATAAGAAATAGACCTCAACAAATAGAAATAATTTTTAAAGCTGGTTTTGGCGATGCCGATATAGATATTCCTTTAGATATCCAACAAGGATTATTGGAACACATTACTTATATGTATGAAAATAGGGGTGATTGTGTTGATGATAATTGTTCTAATATTGCAATTCCTAATTCAACTAAAATGGCTTATAGAAAATATAAAATTCAAGAAGTGGGGGTGTAATGGGAAAATGTAAATATTTAAAAGCACCTAATTATAAAATTTGTATAGGATCTTTAAAACATTCTTGTGAATTTTCAACAAGAAATGAAGTTTTTCAAAAAGATGAAGATATAGGAAGTGATGAGGAATTTACAATCATTTCAACTCAATATGTTGCTATTTCAACTACAAAAGGTATTGATATTTTTGATGGTGTTAATGTTATAGGAAATGCAAGTCATATTATAACAAGTCGGTATTTATCTATAATAAAAGAAATTAGATGGTTAAAAGTAAATGGAGAATATTATAAAGTTTTAAATGTTGTAAATAGTGGACAACAAAATAAATTTTTACAATTTTTCTGTTCTAAAAGAGGAATTACTACAAATAAAGCAAATAAAAGATGATGATAGGTATATACCCTACACATTCTACACAAAAAGTTTTAATAAAAATACATAATTTAAAAAATGTTCCCAAAAGAGCTACAAGAAGAGCTTTATATGAATATGGTAGTATATTGAGAAAAAAATTAAAAAATGCTATAAAGAAAAAAGGTAGAACTGGAAGAACTTATAATATTTATAGAAGAGGACGAAAAACAAAACATATCGCATCAGCTCCTTTTGAAACTCCAGCAAATATAACTGGAAAATTAAAAAAATCAGTAGATTTTAAAGTTGAAGGTGATTATAAAATGAAATTTGGTTATGATGATAGTGTTGATTATGGTAAACACCTTGAAAAAGGAACTAAAAAAATGAAACCAAGAACAGGTTTAAAAAATATAATTGACAAAACACAAAAACAAGGTAGAGATAAAATAAGAGAAGAAATAAATAAAAGGTTATAATATGAAAGCAAGCGATATAATAAATCAATTAAGAGCAGTATTACCAAAACATAGTACTAAATTTTCAACTTTTAAAAATGTTGTTAGTTTGAGTTCAAGTGGAACTTTAGCAAGTGCAAATGTTGTTGGACATGGTCTTTCTACTGGGGAAAATGCTTTAATTATTGGTGCAAAAATTCCATATTTAATTGATGATTTAACAAGAGTTGGTGAACAAGCAACTTGTATAACTGATACTATAAATGATATAACTTTTTTTAATCGTGATGATATTTTACAAGAAGTTGAAATTATAGGAGCTAATGAATCTGATTATAATGGAACAAAAACCTTAATAGTACCAAAAGTATTAAATATTTCAAGTTTAACAAAAGTTGGTGATGTTATTACTGCAATTACCACAGAGGAACATGGATTTGTTGTTAATTCAAATTTTAAAATAAGAATATGGAATGTAAATCAAGGAATTTATAATCAAGAAGAAATAGAGGTTGTGAGTGTTCTATCTTCAACTTCATTTACTTATGAGGTGAAAGGGGAAACAACAAGCCCCGCAACAACAAATTCTATTATTCAATGCCAAGCTTTATATAATAAATATACATTTTTCTTTGAAGTTAAAAACTCTCCAACGACCCCCGCGACAGGCACAATTTATCAATTATTATATAAGAATGCTGGTTATAATGGTTTTAAAGAAATAACAAAAGTTGATGCTAATAATTTTACTTATGTTTTAGATAATGCTTTAAATTCTCCTGCACAAGGAACTATAACTTGTGATGTAGCAAGAAGAATTGATGGAGGAATAAGTATAGATACAATAGAAAAAGCTTATACAAAACAAAGTGAAAATAATTATAATTTATATTTATTGATCAATGATACTTTATCATCAAAACAAAGAGCTGAATTAACTGACATAACTTATGTTTATAAGAAAGGTGCTACATATAGACAAGATTTATATTATAATTTTGATTTAATAGCTTTTATACCTACTAAAAATGAATTGACGGCTATTAAAGTAATGGACGATATTGAAGATATTAGAAAAGCAATATTTAGAAGTATTTTAGGTGTTTTTTTTAATAGTGAACTTAATGAAGAAGATACGAATAAATTTGATGGTGTTGTTTTTGTTAGTGATGGTTTTGAAGATTACAATGGTTCTTTTTATGAACATAGGTTTTCATTTCAAGTAGCAGGTGAAATATTAACACCTGATATTGTTGATGAAAATGATAGTTCTGCATTCAATGAAATTATAGAAACTTATAAAGACAAAGATGATTCTATTGGTTCAGTTATTGGCAATCCATTATTAAGAGATTGATTTTTTAATTTTAAATTTTTAATTAATTTTATTTGTTTTTTTATAACATTGCGAAATTTTTTAACTTCAATATTTTTTTGTTTATTTGAAGACCTTATTTTCTTAATTATTTGAAAAAAATATATTTCTCTTTTTAAAGAATCATATTTATAGTAATCATTATCCTTACATAATTTATATAATTTAGATATAGAACATTTACATTCTTTTGATGCTTTATCTAAAATAGTATAAAAAGATTGTTTTTTCTTATTTTTGTCTGCGTAAATTTCAATAATTAAATTTTTTAATATTTCATTATTTTTCATAATTTGGAGGTTTTCCAAAATTAATACTTTATTATTTTAAAATAAAATATATATGTCAATATTGCAATAGATAATTTAATTTAAATTAATTATGAAAAAAGAAACTTCCAAAACTATTAAAATAAAAGTCTTAAAGTCTATAATATATAAAAATAAAAATTTAAAAAACAAAACTATAAATATTAAGGTTGATTGCAATAAAATTCCTTTAGAAAAATTTTGGAGAGATATATTTAAAGATAGTAAAATGGATAATTCTATTAAAATTTTAATAAAACCCGAGGTACAAAATGGCGAATAAAAATCCAATAATTGATGCTTTTATTGTAAACGCAAGAATTCCTGCAGTTTTACCACAGAGAAAAGCTTTAATAATAGGTCAATCAAATGATGCCGATATTACATCAGGAGTTTTATATACAGAAATCTTAAATGACAAAGTTGTTATAAAAGCTCAATTTGGTGGAAATGAAAATTTAACAAAATCAATTTTAGCTTTTAGAGAAAATAACCCAGTAAATAGATTAGATGTAATTCCTTTAAATGATAATGGTGTTAATTATGCTGGTGGTTTAGTTGTATTTACAGGAAGCGCCGCAGAAGAAAATGGAACATTAAAAATATCAATTGGAAGTTCGTATTTTAATAAATATGAGGTTTCAGTTTCAAAAGATGATACTCCTACAGAAATAGGCGATGCATTGGAAGCTTTAATAACTGCTGATGATTTAGCTTGGGTTTCAGGTGTAAATACTGCTGGTTCAGTTGCTTTGACTGCGAATAATGCAGGAACAGTCGGTAATGATATAGGAATACGAGTTGAAGGGGAAATTGCAGGAATCACTTCAACAATTACAGCTATGACAGCAGGTTCTACCGACCCAGTTTTAACAAGTTTATTTGATGTTATAGCAAAAGAAAGATATGATGTTATAATTGCTCCATTATATGTACAATCAGTATTAGCAACAGAATTAGATTCAAGATTTAATCCTTCTAACACAATTTTAGATGGTATAGGTTATTTTTGTGAAATGGAAACAGCAACAAATCAAGGTACTTCTTTAGATGCAATTGCAACAAGAAATATAAACTATGAATGTAATAAAAAAATAAATGATGCAGATTTAAAAGGTGGTGCTATTTTAGAGCAACCAACAGTCATTGCAGCAAGAAAGGGTGCTTTTAGAATTTTAAAAAGAACTCAAGATGCAAACATAGCTCGTTATATGCAAAATGGTTTAACAAGTGGTGGAGTTCCTTTAAATTCAATTCCATATTTCAATACAGAAATTGCAGAACTTCCAGTAATTCCAACAGGAAAAGAATATAGTGATTTAGAAATTGCAACACTTGAAGGAAAAGGTGGTAGTGTTATGACAAATAATGATACTAAAACAAAAATAATTATGAATAAAGAATTTGTTGTTGATGTTTCTATAACTCCAAATAACAGAGTTCAAAGAGAAGATTTAATAAGAGAAGTTAGAGAAACAAGGTTTTTTAGAAATAAATTAAGATATGTACAAAGCCGTTTAGTTTCTGACGGGCAAGAAAAAGATGGACAACCTGATGTAAGTCCTTCAAGTTATAAAGCTGATGCCTTAGGTGATTGGAAATTTTTTGTTAAACAATCTTTGGTAAGAACTAAATTAGAAAATGGAGAATCTGCAAAACAATTATTTATAGATACTATAGAAAGTTCATTTACAATAAATTATTCAACAGGAACAATTACAAACGATTTCTTAGTAAGCGAAGTTGTAGCTTTAGACAAAATTATAGAAAGAATTATTCCTGATTTTCAATAAATAAAAGGTAAAAAATGGCAAATAAAGACCCAGTTTTAAAAATAAACAAGAAAAAAGTAGATTATGAACCAAATTCTTTATGGTATCAAAAAGGAAATTCAACAAGAAAATATTTTCCTACAACTGGTGGAGATGTTATTCAAACAGAGGATCTTTCAGAAGCAATTGGAAAAGTTGGTTTTAAATTAAGAACCATTGATAAAAGTGAAAAATTATTTAATGAATTTATAGATTTAGGTAGTTTAAATGTTATTACTATAAATACAGGGGATTTAAATAAAATTTATGATGGTATGAGTATTTCTAATTCAAATGAAAAAATTGAAAGAGGTTCAGATAGTACTTTTCCAGTTGAATTTGGTGGTGATCCAGCAAGTGAATAATAATAAATAAAAAAATTATGAAAGAAAAAAAAATAGAGTTTATTTTTAAATTAACAAAATCTTTTAAAGTTCAATCAGAAAAAACTGGAGGGGGTTTTGAAATTAAAGAGTGTAAAGAATTAAGATTAGTTGCTCCATCTAAAAAAAATCAATATATAATTGGTGATAGATTACAAGGAATATATTCTGTAGCAATGATAAGAATGTCAAAAGAGGCTTCTACAGGAAAAGAAATAATTAATGATGATGACGAAAAAATATTAACAGAAAAAGAAAAAAGGTCAGGTATAAAATTAGTTCTCATAACTGGTTTACAAGATGATACTCAAAAATTTTATA